TGCGGCTGCCAGATCGTGTACGGGTTTGGAAGTCGACGGAGAGAACAGCGCGGGCCTAGAAGGCCCCGTAATGCCCCCTGAGAGCCCCGTAGACGGACGAACGGTGCGGATCGATAGATGGCACCGGAGACAAGCGAAGACGGCCGCAGAGCCGTCGCCGGCTGACGCCCGCGTAGGAAGATATTCGTGTGAAGTGCGTCACATTCTACGGGTGAAACGCGAAAGTGTCGGGTTTCTCTACTATGGAGGGGTAAGGGAGCGAGGCTCTGCCGAGCGACCGCACCCCGACATAGGTTCTTGTCGGGGTAGTCGAACGGAGAGAGACTACCCCTTTTAGCGACCTCCGGTCGCCCAGGTAGGTACCGAACGATGAGAGAGGCACCTAGACCGTACAGGCCGGGGTTTATCCCCCGGCCGATACAGCATGGTCGTTTTGGGTAGGTACGTTACGTAAGCATTACTCACCAACAGAACCAGTGGTTACGTAACCGGGTACGTTACGTACGACTAGATACATAACAGAACCACTAAACCCGTGGCCGCCCGGAAGGCGGCCCGCAGCGGGTTACGTTTGTCAGGTATGTCACCAGGGAGGGAACTTATGGTGTACGCGCATGACCACTACTGCAACACCGTCCATGCGGCAGGGCCGGAGCCCTGCCCCGATCCGGGTAGAGGCGAGAGTCAACAGCTGACGATCACCGACGTGATCGACGAGCTTCAGCGGATCAGAGATGAGTTCGGTGACCTCCCGGTGCGAACCGGAGGTCCGGAAGGCGACGAGGTTTGGTCGGTCTGGGTCACCGACCTCGGACCTCTGTCCGCGGTCATCGGGTGAGTTGGGACTCATCTGACCGTCGTGACCGGTTACCGCCCGACTGGCCTCGCATCCGCCGCGAGGTTCTGCGGGCGGCTGGTCACCGCTGCCAGATCCGCTACGCGGACATCTGCACAGGGATGGCTACCGAGGTTGACCACGTCCGCTACCGCGACGAGGAGTCACCTACCCAGGCGTCGTGCAAGCCGTGTCATGCGCGGAAGTCCGCGATGGAAGGCGTCGCTCAGCGCGCGAAGCTGCGCGCGATGAAGAAGCGGCCACCGCCCCGCCACCCGGGGCGTAGAAGCAACTAGGAGGGGCATGAGTCGGATAGTGCTCAGGTCTTACGTGAAGATCACTGAGGTCTCCACCGGATGCAAGTTCAATGACTGGGAATGGGTCTACCGGCCCTGGATGCCTCTGTGGTTCCAGAAACAGCTTATCGTCCGGCCGCTGTGGAAGCGGCACAAACGCAACTGTATCCGCGCGGAGCACTGGCGCGCGATGGATTAAGGGAGGGCCAGGCGTCCTCGTAGCCCAGGAGGCACCATGCCGGGTCCAGTACCCAAGCGATCGGACGAACGCGTCCGGCGCAACACCACCGAGTACGGAGAGGTCACTACTCTCCCCGTCTCCGGACCCGTGAAGTCCCCTCCGCTCGGTCTCACCGATCCTCACCCGATCGTCCGAGACCTCTACAACTCTCTAGCCGAGTCGGCGCAAGCCGCGCTCTATCAGCCGTCGGACTGGCACTACGCGAAGTTCACCCTCCACTTCGCCGACCAGCTCCTGAAATCCTCCAAGCCCTCGTCGCAGATGCTAGTAGCCGTCAATCAGATGCTGTCATCTCTTCTGGTCTCAGAAGGTGACAGGCGACGGGTTCGGATCGAGGTGGAGCGGACTAAGTCAGACGGCCCGGATGCGTCGGTGACGACGATGGGCGAGCTGTTCGAGCGCGCTCTCCGTAAGCCGAAGTCGAGCTAGAGCCGGCGGCCCCGGCGGGGTTGAGCGCTCCCCTTCCGGTGCTCCCCCGCTGGGGCTGCCACCACTTCCAAGCGCGATCCTGACGGCGCTTAACAGTCAGGTAACCGGTGTGATACCGAAAGGACGGCGAGATGCCGAAGGAACATATCAGATACGCCAATACCATCTACTCGGACGAACTCGATGACGACGGATTCCGTAAGTACGAAGGGGCTACAGGCGTGGACCTCTCCGTCAAGTGGGGCAACGCGACCCCCTCGGGAACGAGGCTACTGACCGTCCCTGAGGACAAGGATGTGTTCCTGAGTCTGAAATTCTTCGGAGACAGTCCTACGAACCCCTCCGACGCCGACTACCACGAGATCCAGCTAAGCCGTCGGGAGGTCAATACCTTCATCGAGGTGCTGCGAAAGGCCCGGAACCAAGCGTTCGGGCCGGACGCCTAAAGACCCGGGCGCAACGTCCCGACTGAGGCGGTCCGCCGTGACGACGGCGGTATTCGTGCTCAGGAACCGTTGCAAACCCCGCCTATGCCCAAACCGCGGCTGCGCGCCGGTCGCAGGCCTCTGGGCGGGCCCCAAGTGCTGACCCGGCCCAGCATGGCCGGTGTAGGCGCTTTCCGCCCGAAGGGTTACAAGAAACGCTGAGGCCCAGCGTTGAGTCTCCCTTCGGGCCCCTACTTGCCAGGCAGGCGAGACCAGCCAGTAACCAAGAGCGGTCGCCCCTGGCCGGTATGAGCTCCACCGGTAAACGGGCTCACCTTTACACGTAACGCCGATCGGAAGATCGGCTCAGAGCGTCCGGCTCCGCCGGGCGCGATTGCTACGAGAGGCCGGTATGACCGTCACGATCACCGCCGACGTCCGCGACGTCACCGGTCAGCCCGACAACCAGCAGTGGGTGTTCTCGACCGTGCTCCGCCAGCAGGACGGCTCGATCCTCACCCAGAAGCAGGTCCGGGTAAACCCGGTGGACGGCGCGCTGAGCGTAGAGCTGGAACCCGGCTTCGCGATCGTCGTCTACGGCGAGTACCGCTGGTTCATCGAGGTGCCGGAAGAGGACTCCTCGCTGTGGCCGCTGATCGCTTCGTCGGTCGCGTTCCCGCCGGACTCCACCGCCGACCTGATCGCCGACACAATCAACGGTTACCTAGACCTGCACCCGCCAGCAGCGGACTGGGACGCGTTGTCGAACGTTCCGGTGGAGTTCCCGCCGTCTGCGCACGACCACGTCGCCGCGGATGTCACCGACCTCGACTCGGCTATCGCCGCGTACCTGGCCTCGAACCCGCCGGAGTCGAGCTCCGTGGCGTGGGACGACGTCACCGGTAAGCCGACGACGTTCACCCCGAGCACGCACACCCACTCGATCGCCAACGTCACCGGGCTACAGACCGCTCTCGACGAGAAGCTGGACGAGGACGCGGTGGACGCCCGGGTGTCTCTCGGCACCGCCGCGCTGGTCGACTCCGCGCCCGACACCCTGAACACGCTCAACGAGCTGGCCGCGGCGCTGGGCGATGACCCGAACTTCGCTACCACGGTCGTCTCGCAGATCGGCGCGAAAGCCGACAAAGACACCACGATCACCGCGGGCACCGGCTTGACCGGTGGCGGGGATCTGTCCGCGAGCCGGACGCTGAACGTCTCGTTCGGGACGTCGTCGACGACCGCGTGCGTCGGTAACGACTCCCGGCTGTCGGACACCCGTACCCCGACCGACGGATCGGTGACCAACGCCAAAGTCGCTTCCGGTGCGGGTATCGCGCTGTCGAAGCTGGCTACCGGCTACGTCGCCGGCTCGGACAACTCCGGTGCCCGTACGCTGACGATCTGGGTCGGGACCGAGGCGCAGTACACCGCGATCGGCACAAAGGACTCGAACACTATCTATCTCAGGACTGCATAGGAGGTCGCCGTGGCAGGTATGTCACTTGCCACGACGGCTTTCGCGAAAGCCGCGATCGGCTCGACCGAGATCCAGAAGATCAGCATCGGGACCACCGAGATCTGGTCCGCGGCTCCTCCGCCGACCGTTGACTTCGACGCGGTGTCGTCGATGCAAGGCGGGCTGGGCGACTTGTCGTACTCGTTCTCTGCCACAGCGGGGTCACGGGTCTTCGTGGTCGCGCACCTGCTCGGCAACGAGACCGTGGCAGGTGTCACCTACGGCGGCAACGCTATGAGCCTGGTCCAAGGCATCGCGTTCAACAACACGTCCTCCAACGGCTGGCTCAGGGTCTACACCCTCGCGAGCGCCCCGGGCGGGTCGCAGACCGTGGTCCTGGACAAAAACGGCTCGAACTGGTGCATGTCCTACGCGATCTCGTACGCGAACGTCGCGAGCCTCGGAACCCCGGCTACGGCGACCGGTAGCAGCACCAGCCCGTCGCACTCTGTGTCGGCCCCGCCGACCAACGGCCGCACCTTCCAGGTTACCGGCTGGAACAACGGAAACGTGACGTTCACGCCGTCCGGGGGTGCCGGCCGCATCAACGGGGTGCAGACCGCGGGCGGACTGACAGGCCGAGACTCCAACGCCGCGGCTACCTACTCCGGGACGCTCTCGTCTTCCTGCCCTTGGGCGAGCATCGCTATCCCGATGAATCCGGTCACCTGACGAAAGGGCCGGTATGACGACTGTTACCGCTACCGTCCACGACATCTCCGGACGCCCCGACGATTCGCACTGGACTTTCTCCAGCGACCTGCGCGAGCAGGACGGCGTGATCATCACGCCCCGCGTCGTGCGCGTGAAGCCGTTCAACGGAGAGCTCGCGCTGACTTTACCGCCTGGACCTGTCCGGGTGACGCACCACCAGGACCGCTGGTTGATCGACGTCCCAGAAGAGGACTCCGACCTGCGGGACCTGATCGAAGCCGCTACCGACTAAGGACTTCATGAACCGCCTTATCACCATGTTCGCCGCTGCTCTTGTGAAGGCGGTCTTCGACTACCTCCGGGCTCACCCCGAGTTCTTGAACCAGGTCATCGACCGGGCTACCGCGAAGATGCCCGACCTCGCTGACCTCGACGACAAGATCCTGGCGAAGATCCCGGACCTGTCCCGGCTGGACGACAAGATCATCGGGCTGTTCCCCGACTTGTCCCGGCTCCCCGAGCAGCTGATCAACGCCATCAACCCGTTCAAGCGCTGATGCAGTGGCGTCCAGTAGTCGGGCACGAGGGTAAGTACCTGGTTAGCGACGAGGGCCAGATCCTGTCGCTGATCACCGGTAAGACACTTCGACCCGGGACGATGGTATCCGGTCACCGGTACGTGACGATCGCGCGACCCTCTCGGACTGCGCTGGTCCACACGCTGGTCATGGAGGCGTTCGTAGGACCCCGGCCCGAGGGATCTGAGATCCGGCACCTGAACGGTAACCCGGACGACAACCGTCTGGAGAACCTTAAGTACGGAACCAGGTCGGAGAACGCCGAGGACTCCAAGATCCACGGCACGCACTTCCATGCAGGACTGACTCACTGCAAGCGCGGGCACGAGCTCTCTGGAGGCAACCTTCAGAACCACTCCGGTACGAGTCGCCGTACCTGCCTTGCCTGTCGACGAAAGCGCCAGGCGCTCTACGACTCGGGACAGCGGGTGACCAAGGAAGGTTTCTGCATCAACGGGCATCCCAAGACGCCCGAAAACCGGTACACCAACGGCGTCGGCCGGAGCCGCTGCAAGCCGTGCGTCCAGGAACGCAGAAAGACGCGCAAGGAGGCGGCGTAGTGCCAAGCGAGAACGGATGGGAGCCCGCTAGGGCCTCGGCTAGCCAGTGTGAGTGGGTCCGGATTCCCGGTACCAACGTGACCCTTCAGCTCCTGAAGGGTCAACCGCTGGCGATCCTCCGGGCGTTCGCTGCCGACTTCCACGCCTACGTAGAGCCTCTCAGGGACGCGGACAGCGCGGCGTACACACCCACGAACTCTGTAGCCACATCGAACCATCTCAACGGCACGGCTATGGACCTGAACTGGAACTCTCACCCGTTCAAGGTCCTGAATGCCGGGTTCACCCCGGAGCAGATCGCGATCATCCGGGAACTCCTTGCCTTCTACGAAGGCACGGTGTTCTGGGGTAATGACTGGAACAGTCCAAAAGATGCGATGCACTGGAACCTTGGCTACAACACCTACGGCAACCCGAAGACAGCCGACTTCATCGCGCGCAAGATCCGCGCTGACGGCTACTCGACTTTCCGGAGGGGTAGCGCCCCGGCGTCCGCAGCCCCCATCCTGGCGGCGGCCACCGGCCTGAGCGAAGCTCGCGCGGCGGAGATCCTGCCCGCGGTTCGCTCGGGCCTCCGGGAATCCGAGTGCACGAACGTTAACCGCATCGCGATGTGGCTGGCTCAGATCGGACACGAGTCCGGGTCGTTCCAGTACACCGAGGAGATCGCCAAGAACGGTCGGTACGCGCCGTACATCGGCCGGACGTGGATTCAGATCACCTGGGACTACAACTACCGGTCGTTCTCGGAGTGGGCGTACGCGTTCGGGATGGTTCCGACTCCGGACTACTTCGTCGTGAACTACCGCGAGCTCGCTGATCTGAAGTGGGCGGGCATCGGCCCTGCCTGGTACTGGACGGTCGCCCGCCCGGACATCAACGAGCTGTCCGATCGCCGCGACCTGAACACGGTCACCCGCCGGATCAACGGCGGCACCAACGGCCTCGCGGATCGACAAGCCCGCTACAACCGCGCGCTCGCCCAGGGCGATGCGCTGCTGCAACTACTTCACGAAGAGGACGACTTCTTGTCTGCTCTAACCGACGCTGAACAGCGTGAGTTGCTGGACCTGGCTCGCCAGCAGGCCAAGTACAAGCGCAAGTCCCGCTCTCCGCTGCACTGGCCGCACGAGGGCGAGGTCGACACGATCGCCGGCCTGTCCTGGTCGACGGACGCCAACGTCCATATCCAGCTGGTCGAGAAGCTCGCTGTGATCTACGGCGACCCGGTCTCGATCGCGCTGCTGTACGCGGTGTCGAACTCCGACGATCCGACGAACAACCCCGAGCTGGCGAAGCGCATCTTGAAGCGCGTCAAGCCCGAGGACATCACCGCTGCTCAGGTCCAGATCCAGAAGTGGCTGGCTGCCGAGCAGAAGTTCCATGCCGCTTAAGCTAGGCGACCGGAACCCTACGGTGCGCCGCTGGCGCGAGGTGATGGCGGCCCGGTTCGCAGGGTACGCCCGCATCCACGGCCCGCTGCCCACGGACACCGACGAGTTCGGCCCGCGGGCTGAGGCGTGGCAGACCGAGTACGAGTCCCGGACGTTCCAGCCGCTCGACGGGATCGTCTCCGACGACGATCTGCGCGCGCTGGGGATTCCGGCTCCCGAGGACACCCGTCCGGTACTGCTCACCGTCTCCGGGACGGGAGTCCCCTGGTGGATAGGCCCGGACGCTGACGTCGCGAGACGTCTCGGGGATGTGTACCTGTGGCGTCCGGTAGGCCCGCCGTACACCGCGCAGGCGTTCCCGATGGGTCCGTCCGTGGCGAACGGGGTCACCGAGGCTACCCGCATCCTGGAGGAAGAGCGGCGGCGCATCGAGCGCTACGGGCTGTCGATGATCGGCTACTCGCAAGGTGCGATCGTCACCTCCGAGCTGTGGGAATACCACATCAAGCCGGTGACCGGACGATTGCACTGGGCCAAAGACCACGTGCGCGGAGCCGTGACGTTCGGCAACCCGATGCGCGAGACTGGCAAGGTGTGGCCTGACCCGGGCGGTCAGATGCCCTCGGCGAAGTCGCACGGTATCGCTGACCAGCTGATGGTTGACACCCCGGACTGGTGGAGGAACTACGCCCACAAAGGCGACCTGTACACCGACTGCGAGGGCGACTCGGGCGAGATGAAGACCGCGATCTACAAGGTCGTGATGATGTCCCGGGTGTTCTCTGGTCCGGATTCGATCCTCCGCCAGCTTCTGGAGATCGGGGTTAACCCGACGTTCGAGCTGATCGCGCTGATCCGCGCGGTGCTGGACGCCGGCCTGTTCTTCATCCGCGGCACGACTCCGCACACGAACTACAACATCGACCCTGCGACGGACTTTCTGCGCTCTGTGACTTGATACGTAACGAGGAGGTGGAGTGGCGGTTCACTACCCGGAGTCGCTACTCCCAGCCCCGTCGCATATCCAGGGGCCGACCTGGCGGCAGTACGAAGACGGCTCATGGTTCCTGCCCGAGAAGACTCTCGGCTGGCAGATCATCAGCTGGCTGTTCGAGTACGTCAACGCACCGGACGGTTCCGGGCCTTTCATCCCCACGATGGAGCAGGCACGGTTCCTGGCCTGGTGGTACGCCGTCGACGACCAAGGGAAGTACGTCTACCGCGAGGGCACCTTCCGCCGCATGAAGGGCCACGGTAAGGACCCGCTGGTAGCAGCGATGTCGCTCGCGGAGCTCTGCGGCCCCGTGGCCTTCTCGCACTTCGACGACGCGGGCAACCCGGTCGGCCGCGTTCGGCACGCGGCGTGGGTCACGATCGCCGCGGTCTCCCAGGACCAGACGAAGAACACGTTCTCGCTGTTCCCGATCATGGTCTCGAAGAAGCTGAAGGCCGAGCACGGTCTGTCCGTCAACCGCTTCATCATCTACTCCGAGATCGGCGGGCGGCTCGAAGCCGCGACCGCGTCCCCCGCGTCGATGGAGGGTAACCGCCCGACGTTCGTCATCCAGAACGAGACGCAGTGGTGGGGCGTAGGCCCCGGCGGCGAGGTCAACGACGGCCACCAGATGGCCGAGGTCATCGAAGGCAACATGACCAAGGTCCCCGGTGCCCGCACTCTGTCGATCTGCAACGCTCACCGCCCCGGCGACGACACCGTCGCGGAGATGGCCTACCTGAACTGGCTGGACATCCTGGCAGGCGACGCTATCGACACCGGCGTCCTCTACGACGCCCTGGAAGCCCCGGCTGACACGCCGGTCTCCGAGATCCCGTTCCCGTCCGACGACCCCGAGGGGTACGAGGCTGGGGTTGCCCAGCTCATGAAGGGCCTGGAGATCGCCCGCGGCGACTCGATCTGGCTCCCGCTCGACGACATTCTGATGTCGGTCCTGACGGCGAAGAACGACGTCATCGAGTCCCGACGGAAGTTCCTCAACCAGGTCAACGCGACTGAGGAGTCGTGGATCGCACCGTCTGAGTGGGATCGCAACCACGACATCAACCTGCCTCCGCTGAGGAAGGGCGAGCGGATCACGCTCGGGTTCGACGGCTCGCTGTCCAACGACCACACCGCGCTCACCGCGTGCCGGGTCGAGGACGGGGCGTTGTTCCTGGTGAAGGTCTGGGTGCCTGAGAAGTACGAGGGGCACAAGGTCCCGCGCCAGGACGTGGACGCGTACGTCCGGTCGATGTTCGAGAAGTACGACGTCGTCGGTATGCGCGCGGACGTCAAGGAGTTCGAGCAGTCGGTCGACGCCTGGGGTCAGGACTTCCGGCGCAAACTGAAGATCAACGCCTCCCCCGGTAACCCGGTCGCCTTCGATATGCGCGGCCAGCAAAAGCGATTCGCGCTGGACTGCGAGCGGTTCCGTGACGCTGTTCTGGCGGGCGAGGTCAGACACGACAACAACCCGGTGCTCAAAGCGCACATCACCAACGCGCACCAGCACCCGACGATATACGACGCAATCAGCATCAGGAAACCTGGCAAAGAATCCAAGCGCAAGATCGACGCCGCTGTGACGGCTGTCCTCGCTTGGGGCTCGCGCCAAGACTTCCTGCTCAGCAAGAGCAACACAGGAAAGGGGGCGGGTCTGCTGCGATGACGACTTACCACGAGCACGTCGAGCGACTGCAAGGGCTCCTCGCACGGGACCTGCCGAACCTGCTGGAAGCCGAGGCCTACCGCAACGGGACGCGCCGGCTGAAGACGATCGGGATCGGCGCTCCACCGGAGCTGGCTTACCTGGACGTCCAGCCAGGCTGGGTCGCTACCTACCTCCGCACTCTGTCCGATCGCTTGGACATCGAGGGGTTCCGTATCTCGGAGGATTCCGAGGGGCTCGAAGAGCTCTGGAACTGGTGGCAGGCGAACGACCTGGACGAAGAGTCGGTCCTCGGACACGACGACTCGCTGACGTTCGGCCGCGCGTACATCACGGTCAGCCACCCGGACGTCGAGTCCGGAGACCCCGCGGGTATCCCGCTGATCCGGGTCGAGTCTCCGCTGTATATGTACGCCGAGCTGGACCCACGCAACACCCGCCGGGTCACCCGGGCTGTCCGTCTCTACACGACGCGCGACGACGTCGCGGTCCCGGATCGAGCCACGCTGTACCTGCCTGACGAGACTGTCCCGCTCCGCCGCAACGGCGGGCTTAACGATCAGTGGGTCGTCGACGGGGACGTCATCAAGCACGGGCTCGGTGTGGTACCGGTCGTACCGCTGACCAACGACCCGCGCCTCGGCAACCGCTACGGCCGCTCGGAGATCTCTCCGGAGCTGCGCAAGGTCACCGACGCCGCGTCTCGCACGCTGATGAACCTGCAGTCGGCGTCCCAGATCCTGGGCACCCCGCTCCGCGTCATCTCCGGTGTCACCACCGACGAGCTGACCAACGACGGCGAGAACACGACGCTCGACATCTACTACGGACGCATCCTGACGCTCGCTTCTGAGGCAGCCAAGATCTCCGAGTTCAAGGCTGCCGAGCTGCGGAACTTCGCCGAGGAGATGGAGGTCTTCCGCAAAGAGGCCGCGTCTATCACCGGCTTGCCGCCTCAGTACCTGTCGTCCTCGTCGGAGAACCCCGCCTCGGCTGAGGCCATCATCGCTACCGACTCCCGGATCGTGAAGATGGCCGAGCGTAAAGGCCGGATCTTCGGCGGTGCCTGGGAGCGCGCGATGCGGATCGCGATGCAGATCATGGGCCGCGAGGTCACCGAGGAGTACACCCGGCTGGAGACAGTCTGGCGCGACCCGTCGACTCCGACGGTCGCCGCTAAGGCTGACGCTGTGTCGAAGCTGTACGCCAACGGCCAGGGGCCGATCCCGAAGGAGCAGGCTCGCATCGACCTCGGCTACACCGCTACTCAGCGCGAGCAGATGCGCGACTGGGACAAGCAGGAGACCGAGGACATGATCGACACCTTGTACTCCACGACGAAAGCCCAGGCTGACGGCGCGCCGAAGCCGACGGTCACCGAGACCAAGACGGAGACGCAGACGTCGCCTTCCGGATTTAACCGGACCAAGACCCGGTGAACCCGGAGGAGTACGCCGCCGCGCAGCTCCTCATCTCCGCCGCAGTAGTCCGGCACGTCAGGAACGTGGCCGGGTTCTTCGCTCAGCCCGCGCTGACGATGTTCGACTGGCTGCGTCTGCTGGACTTGCTGTTCCCCGAGATCCAGCGCCGGCGCACCGAGGCATCGGTGCTCGCTCGCAGGTTCTACGACTCGCAGCGGGCTCAGCACCACCCGGATCTCCCTCGTAACGATCGGCCCCTGGAGGGGACGACGTTCGAGAAGTTCGTCGAGAACATGGACCCGGCTCGTGAGCGGATGCAGCAGGCGGACACCCGCGGGGACGCGCTGACGCACCTGACGCTCCGCGCCGTCCGCGAGGTGGAGAACGCAGGCCGCCAGCAGATCATCCACGCCGTTGAGAACGACCCGGAACCCCGCGTCTTGCGGGGCTGGGCTCGCGTCGCGACGGGGCGGGAGACGTGCGCCTGGTGCCTGATGCTGATCAGCCGCGGACCCACGTACGTCCGGGCCGAGACCGCCGGTCTCGACCTTGACACGGAACACGCTTTGGAGCTGTTCGAGAACAAAGACCTGGAGACCTACTTCGCTGACATCAGCGGAGAGATCAAGCAGTGGCACCCCGGGTGTGACTGCAAGGTGATCCCCGTCTTCCGGAACGAGGACTGGTTCGGCAAAGAAGCTGCCGATCGCGCCCTCGACCTGTGGGGAGAAGCCACCAAGGAAGCCATCGCTCTAGAGGACGAAGGCCTCGTCCACAAGAGCGGGAAAAACAAGGGCCAGCCCTTTACTCGTAACGAGCTGGCTATCAACGCCCTTCGCCGTCGCCTGGAGCGCGGCGAGATCTCAGCACAGCAGTACGCAGCACTCGCTGCTTAGCCCGCCAACCCGACCGACCTGCCAGGAGCAGGAGTCACCCCACGCCCAGGAGGCACAGATGACCGAACACACCGACACCCCCTCGACGCCCGAACCCGTAGCTCCCGCTGCCCCGGCTCCGGCGGCCCCTGCTCCCAAGAGCGAGGACCTGCCTGACTGGGCTCGCGAGAAGCTCTCGAAGGCGAACACCGAGGCCGCGAACTACCGAGTTCAGCTCCGCACCGCGGAGACGCAACTGCAGGAGTACGCGGAGAAGCTCGCAGCTCTCGAAGCCCAGGCAGCCCAGGCGGCTACCTCCGCGTCCGAGAAGCAGCACGACTTCGACCGTCTGGTGACCGCGGTCCAGGCTCTCACCCCCGATCCCACGCCGCTGTTCACGTTCGCGAACACGCTGCAGGGCGATTCGGAGGAAGCGCTCAAGACGCACGCCGAGAGCCTCAAGACCCTGTTCGGCCTGAAGAACGGCCCCGTGGCCGCTGTCGACCGCTCGCAAGGCCTCGGCACAGAAGCCCCGAGCAACGACCCTGCGGTGGCCTTCACCGCGCTCATGCAAACCCAACTAGGCAAGTAAGGAGCCCCCTGTGGCAACCCTGAACGAGCTCGCCCCCAACACCGCGGGCAGCAACCACCAGGGCCGTCTGGCCCACGTCCCCTCCGACCTGCTCCCCAAGGAGATCGTCGGCCCCATCTTCGACAAGGCCCAGGAGAGCTCGCTCGTCCTGCGCCTCGGCGAGAACATCCCGATCTCGTACGGCGAGACGATCATCCCGACGACCGTGAAGCGCCCCGAGGTGGGTCAGGTCGGCGTAGGTACGTCGAACGAGCAGCGAGAGGGTGGCACCAAGCCGCTGTCCGGCACCGCGTGGGACACCCGCTCGGTTTCGCCGATCAAGCTGGCGACCATCGTCACCGTGTCGGAGGAGTTCGCTCGCATGAACCCCGCCGGCCTGTACACCAAGCTGCAGGGCGACCTGGCGTACGCCATCGGCCGCGGTATCGACCTCGCCGTGTTCCACGGTAAGTCTCCGCTGACCGGCTCGGCCCTGCAGGGTATCGACACCAACAACGTGATCGCCAACACGACCAACGTCGACTACCTGCAGACCGGCACCACGCCGCTGCTGGACCGCTTCCTGGACGGCTACGACCTCGTCTCGGCCAACACCGACGTCGACTTCAACGGCTGGGCGGCCGACCCGCGCTACCGCGCGCGTCTGCTCCGCTCGCAGGCCTACCGCGACGCCAACGGCAACGTGGACCCGACCCGGATCAACCTGGCCGCCGCGACCGGCGACCTGCTGGGCCTGCCCGTCCAGTTCGGCAAGGCCGTCGGCGGCGACCTCGGCGCCGCGACCGACTCCAAGGTCCGCGTCGTCGGTGGCGACTTCTCGCAGCTCAAGTACGGCTTCGCCGACGAGATCCGCGTGAAGATGTCGGACACGGCGACCCTGACGGACAACACGTCCCCCACCCCGCAGACCGTCTCGATGTGGCAGACCAACCAGATTGCCATCCTGATCGAGGTGACCTTCGGCTGGCTGCTCGGCGACAAGCAGGCCTTCATCAAGTTCGTCGACGACGAACAGCCCTGATCTTTTCATTTGTCCCGACCTTGATACGTAACGGCGGGGCTCTCTCCGGAGGGTCCCGCCGCCGTGTCGCTACCTGGAGGTAGATATGACTGCTCCATTCAACGGGGCCGTGGTCCGGGGATGGCTGGGCTCGCTCAGCGACGCCGAGATCGTGGCCAAGCTCACCGACCTGACCGGGTTCGCCCCGGCTGCTATGGGCGAGGACTACGAGCCGGCTGCTGCTCCTGCTGCTGTCGCTGCTGACGACACCGTCCAAGAGGCTATCGCCAAGCTGGAGAAGCGCCTCGCTGATCTCGAGTCCACTGTCGAGGGCATGGCCTGATGGCATACGCCGAGCCCAGCGACGTGGTCGCGCGGCTCGGGCGGCCGCTGACCGACGACGAAGAGACCCAGGTCGAGACGTTCCTAGAGGACGCCGAGATCGAGATCCGTTCTCGTATCCCTGACCTGGACGACAAAGCCGAGGACGAGGACTACCTCAAGCGGGTTATCAAGGTCGAGGCCTCCGCGGTCACGCGCCTGATCCGCAACCCCGACGGCTACATCGGTGAGACCGACGGTAACTACTCGTACCAGCTCAACTGGCGGCTGAACACCGGGGCGATCGAGATCACCGACAAAGAGTGGGCTCAGCTCGGGCTCTCCAAGAACGTCGGCGTGCTCAACGTCCGTCCGAAGACTCCGCTGGAGCGCTCGGGTGAATACCCGGCGTTCGGCTCGGTCGAGTGGCAGGTGTTCCAGCAGAGCTCCCCGCTGTACTGGGGCTACTGATGAGCGGGCTACTGGACGACGGGGCTAACTACGAGCCCGTAACGGTGTACCCCGAGGTGACTCGGAAGGACCGGCTGGGCAACACCCTGGTCGGCCCTTCTGCCACCGGCGTCGAGACAGTCGCTCGCTTCCAGATCCAGAACCAGTCGGGCACGGCTTCCCGCCGAGCGGAGATGGACGACATCGGCGACATGACCGAGCAGGTCTACACGATGCGGCTCCCCCGGTCGTTCACGACCGAGTTGAAGTCCGGGTCCGAGGTTGTGTGGCGCGGTGAGCGCTGGGGTGTGTACGGCGACCCTCGTCGTTACAACGGCTCTCGCCGCACCGCCCGCCTCGAATACGTGGTTCGGAGGTTCTGATGCCTTTGTACTACGGGCGATCCGGCCTGAACAAAGTCGTGTCGCACCTGCCCGGTGTGGTCCACGAGATGCGCTCCGAAGCTGACGAGGTCGCTGACCGGGCGAAGGCCAACCTGGCTGCCGCTCGTGCGAGCACGCAGTGGGAGAAGATCCACGGCCCGGACCATCTGACGAAGATCACGCGGACCAACGGTTCTGTGGATGCCTACGTCAACATGGAGGCCCCTAGCCCCGAGTCGATCGAGTACGGCCACTACCCGTCCGGTGTCTTCGACCCGGAGAAGTACGGCCGCGTCACGAAGGCTCCGCAGGGTCTGTACATCCTCACCGGTGCCGCCGGGTTCGGCGGCCAGACCGCTATCTCCACCGGCGCCAAGCGCGGGAAGAGGGGGTAGCGCATGACCGGCAAGCTTCCGATCGTCGGTGAGGTCGTGCTCCCGATCCTGCGGGGTCACGAGGACTTGGCCGAGCCGATCAGCACTGTCCCGTCTCTGGCGGGTGTGCATGTCGGGACATGGGTCGAGGACATCGACTCCCGCACGTTCCCGCTGATCACCGTCCGCCGCGTAGGCGGCACCCGCAGCCCCGAGCACCCGACGCTGTTCACGCAGCCGGTGGTCGAGATGACCGCTTACTCAGCGGCTGACCTGCCCACTACCGAGCAGATGTACGAGGACGCCCTAGAGGTCTTGTACCGCGCTGCACGTCTTCAAACCAAAACGCCAGCCGGCTACCTGCACTCGGTGACCGAGACCTTGGGCGCGTCCCACGGCCCGTCACCGTTCGACCGGACCTGGCGCGTCTTCGGCCTGATCCGACTCGGCATCCGGCCCCCTAAGAACTAAGGAACCAAATGGCACTGAAAGATGATGCCGTCCTCATTGCCGCGCGGGGGTACGTGTACACCGCTGCGGTCGGTACGGCGGCCCCCTCCCCCGCTCAGCTCAAGCTGATCGACCTGGAGCACCCCGAGTCGTGGGAGCGCACCGGCTGGGATCTCGTCGGACACACGTCCGAGGATGACCTGCCCGAGTTCGGCTTCGACGGCGGTGACTCCGAGGTCCGCGGCTCGTGGCAGAAGAAGAAGCTGCGCGAGGTCGAGACCGAAGAGATCGCGGACTACGTGGTCATCAACCTGACCCAGTTCGACGAGACCGCTCTGGAGCTGTACTTCGGCCCGAACCAGTCGGCTACCCCCGGCATCTTCGGCGTGAAGTCCGGCTCGGTCGTGAACGAGCGTGCGCTGCTGATCGTGATCGTCGACAACGACGTCCGCCTCGGCTTCCACGCCCGCAAGGCTTCGCTGAAGCGCGAGGACGCGATCTCACTGGCGACCGACGAGTTCGGCGCTCTGCCCGTACGCGCGACCTTCCTCGATTACCAGTCGTACAACCTCTACGAGTGGATCGAAGAGGACTGGTTCAACGCCGTGGAGACCGCTCCGGTCTACACCGTTGATCTGGGCGGCGCTACCGGCGGCAGCTTCACGCTGAAGGTCGGCGACAAGACCACGGCCTCGATCGCGTACAACGCCAACGCCGCCGCGGTGAAGTCCGCGATCGGCGCTGTCGACGACGGCGTGGCTGAGTCCGCGTGGACCGTCACGGCGGGCGACGACTTCGACATCGAAGGTCCTCTGGCGATCTCGCTGGACACCGACTCCACCACCGGTGGCAGCGGCGTCGTGGTGACTGTCGCTTGATTCGAACTTGACACGTAACCCGTGTCAGACGGGGGAGCGGTATCTCTGGCGGGCCGCCGCTCCCCCAACCCCTCTCTTTGCCCGCCGCCAACCGAAAGGCCTGCCACCTATGAGCAAGATTCTGACCCTCGACACCATCCGAGAAGAGGCCGACCGCGAGTACGGCGCGCCGGTTCAGGTGCAGATCTCCAAGGACACAACCGTGTCCCTCAAGAACGTGATGCGCCTCCGCAAAGACGCGCGCAAAGACATCCTTACGCAGCTCGAAGCCATCCGGACGATCAACGACAAAGCCGACGGCGACAAGACCGAGGCTGACGCCGAGAAGCTCGCTGACGCAGTCTTCAAGATCCTCGAACTGGCTGCGGGACGCGACTCCGAGACTCTGATGGACGCCGTCGACGAGGACGTCGCCCTCGCCACCAAGATCCTCAACTACTGGCTGGAGGAGACGCAAGCGGGGGAAGCCTCCAGCTCGGAGGACTGATCGACGACTACGGCGACGCCCTGTACGCGGACTTCCGGTCTGAGTACCAGATGAACCTCGCGGATCTGTTCGATCCCGCCTCCCGGCTCGGGCCTATCCAGGTCCTGGCGCTTATCAAAGAGCTGCCCCGGGAGGGCCGGTTCTGGTCCGAGAAACAGGGCGGTCCTCAGTTCCGCGGTTGGACCGATCAGACGTACACCACCGCGGCACTGGTCAACGAAATCCGAGCACTCAAGTTCATGTACCTGCTGGCGAACACGCCGAAGGACAAGCGCCGCAGGCTGACCCCGCCCGAACCGTTCCCGGTTCCGCAGGTCAAAGCCCACAAGGCGAAGAAGTACAAACCCGGCTCGTTCGGAGCCGTCGCGGCCATGCGTATGGCTGCTTCCCGCAATCGGAAGGCCCAGGCAACGGGCAGATAGTGAGGTAGCTCGTGGCTGCAGGGAAAGAGGTCGGTCGCCTAAGTATCAAGGTGACTCCTGACCTCGACGGGTTCTACCGAGATCTGAAGGCCGCGGTCGACGCCGCCGAGAAGATGAAGGTCAAGATCCCGGTCGAGCCGGACATGGGCAACTTCCGGCAGGAGGTGGCCGCCAGCACCGCCGGTATGACCGCCAGGGTCAAGGTCCGTGCCGACGTGGACAGAGGCCTGCTGGACAGCGTGGCGAACTCTCTGGGCAATCTGAAAGCTCCGTCGTTCGGATCAGGAATCAACCCCACGGGGTACATGCTGATCCTCGGGGCAGCGGCGGCGCTTACTCCGCTGATCGCCGGGTCGCTGGGCGCTATCTCAGCCGCCCTTCTCACACTGCCCGGGCTGATCGCCGCAGTAGCCGTTCCTATCGGCGCACTCGCACTAGGCATCGACGGGTTCAAGCGCGCTGCCGAGAGGCTCAAGCCCGCGTTCGACGGGCTCAAAGAGTCGATGTCTGCCGCGGTCGAGAATCAGTTCGGCCCGGTGTTCGACCAGCTCGGTAAGGCTATCCCGACCCTGGCCGCGAACCTGCCCAAGGTCACTCAGGGCATGGCGGATGTTGCGAAGTCGATCGTCGACTCGGTCACTTCCGGCGAGGGCCTCGGACGTATCGAGTCCCTGATCTCGAACATCGGCGCGGCTATCTCCCGATCCGCTCCCGGCCTCACATCGTTCGTCGACGGACTGCTGAACCTCGCTGAGAAGTTCAGCGGCAAGCTCCCTGCTATAGCCGACTGGATCAACCGCACAGGCGAGTCCTTCTCGAAGTGGGTCACGGACTTCACGACAGCGGGGCCGGACGGCGTGTCGAAGTTCGACAACGCTATGTCGGGTCTGGGTGACACGCTGCAGATGCTTGGCGGCGGACTGGTCGACATCCTAAACAAGTCCCTGGAGTTCTTCTCCGACCCACAGAAGATCCAGTCCTTCAAAGCGGAGCTCGATGGTCTGATCGCGTCGATCTCGACGCTGGTCGACCTGATCAACAGTCTGGCTGCCGCGTTCTCGAAGGTGCCGGGGCTGTCGGACGGTGAAGCCAACGGCGTCATGGACTTCGCGCCGATCCAGATTCAGGGTGCGATCGAGCTGATCAAGCAGATCCCGACCGCCTGGGAGGGCGTCAAGCTCAAGGCCGCCGAGGTGTGGAACTCGATTCCCTCGATGGCCGTCACCGCGGTGACCGGTATCCGCTCAGCGATGATGACGCTTCCGGGGCTGCTGTCTTCTCTCTGGAGCACGATCACCGCGAACGCTACCTCAGCGTTCTCTATGGTCGGCGCTGCCGTATCGAACGGCGCTCGGAACGTGGTTAACACCGCGGGCAACATCTTCCGCTCGATGGGCTCGGTCATCGCCAACGCCTTCTCGGCGGCGGTGTCTGCGGTACAAACCGCGTTCTCCCAGATGGTCTCCGCAGCCGCCTCTGGCGCGCAGCAGGTTGTGGCGGAGGTCCAAGCTCTCGGCGGGAAGATCGCCGCCGCTGCTGGTAACTTCGGCTCGATCCTGGTGGCCGCGGGTAAAGCCCTGATGGACGGCCTGCTGTCCGGTATCAAGGCGGGCCTCTCTGCGGTACTGGACTTCGCGTCCGGCATCGCCGCCAAGATTGCCGCGGTCAAGGGTCCGCTCCCGAAGGACCGTAAAGAGCTGATCCCCGCCGGCGAGGCCCTGATGGAAGGCCTCGGTACCGGCATCGAGAACGGCCTGGACCCGGTCCTGGATCGCGCCCGTGAGATCGCTAAGCAGATCTTCTCAGCGTTCAAAGAGACGTTCGGCACCGCTCCCGCGTCGCTGGCGTTCAACCTCGGCAGCATGCAAGGCGACCTCAGCGGGTTGCAGACATCGCTGGAATCGACCGCTACCGCCTCTAGGGATCTGACCTCGTCCCTGACAGCGCCTACCGCAGAGCTCGCCTCCGGATCATCGCTTCTGGGCGACGACGTCAAGAACCAGCTCGACGAGCTCAAGTTGGCGTACGACCAGCTAGAGCTGCAGCGCAAGCAGCTAAAGGTAGACAAGAACGCCGCGGGCACCAAGGAAGAGAAGAAGGCGATCCAAGACCAGATCGACCAGATCCAAGCACAGAAGGATCAGATCGCGCTGGAGAAGGACAAGCTCAAGCTGCAGCAGCAGCAGACCGGGCAGATGGGTGAGCAGAAGACGCTGGCCCAGTTCCTCGGTGAGCAGATCGCCTCGACCTGGCAGCAGGGTACCGACGCTGTCGCCGGGTTCGCTCGGTCCAACCTCGACCAGGCGATGAGCGACCTCGGCATCGGCGGGGGCGCGATCACCAACGGTCTGAACGCTGGCCTCGACTGGGGAGTGCAGGCGCTTGGAAACGTCATGAACATCCAGGTCAACTCGGTTGACGACGCTATCGCGGTGAAGAACAACGAAGTGAATAAGCAAGCGCTCACTTACACACGCCGCTAACTTGAAACGTAACGAGGAGTTACATGGCTTCCAGACTGCTGGACCCCGATACCCTCGTCGAACTCGAAGGTGTCAACGGTGAGTGGTTCGACCTCACCAACGGCACCGAGGGGATCTACCTCGCTACCGAGGTGACGGGTCTGCTCGACCCGCCGGTGAAGGCGACGTACGAGGAGCCGGGGAACTTCCCCGGCGCTCGGTACCTGAACCACCGCGTCCTGCGACGCGACCTGGTGTTCGGCGTCGAGATCCTCAACGACGAGAACGACGAGACCTGGCTGCGCCGGGATTCGGCGTGGCGCAAAGCGTGGTCGTTCAAGCGCGACGCGAAGCTCCACATCACCACCGGAGAGTCCGGGCACCGCTACCTGAAGGTGCGGCTGTTCGAGTCCCCGACGACTGACATGGTCACCGACCCGCGCGGTCGGGAGGTGAACATCACGAAGATGGTCGTCGTCGCGGGCGACCCGTTCTGGTACGAGGACGATGTCGTCTACCCGATCGAGGTCCAAGAGGACACGACGTTCGACCCGAACCCGCTGCCGTGGCCGTGGCCGCAGCCGGAGCTTCCGGTCGAGGACATCGAGATCACGGTCCCGAACGCGAACCCGACGGACAACATCATCTGGCCGAAGTGGACGCTGCCCGGGTCGTCGGAGAAGCCTGCTGATCCGTACATCCCCGGTCTGCCGTGGCTCGGTGCTCCGAAGTCCCCGGCCACGCTGTGGACGGTCCCGGATTACAAGCTCGACCTCGACGAGGACGAAGACCCGTCGCTCGGCACCCGGCGTATCCGGATGCCCGGGCAGATCGGCGGTCTGCGCGTCGAGGAAGTCCAGCAGATCTACATCGACGGACGCCCGACCGGCGGCACGTTCAAGATCGGGTACGGCGATGAGTGGACCGAGCCGATCGCTTACAACGCGACCCCGAACGAGGTCCGCGCTGCGCTGATCGCGCTGGCGGGTATCTCCGCCAACGACGTCGAGGTGTCTCTCGGCGGGGCGACGAACGAGGTCCAGACGGTTCGCCTCAAAGGCGGCGCTCTGGGCGGCACGTTCACGCTGTCGCTGGGCTCGGAGACCACGGTCGGTATCCCGTTCAACGCCTCCGACGCCGACCTTCAGGGTGCGTTGGTGGGGCTGGATTCGATCGGCTCCGCCGACGTCAGGGTGAAGTCGACGAAGATCAACGAGGTCCAGCTGGTCGAGCTGGTCGGGGAACCGACCTCGGGTTCGTTCACGCTGACGCTCGACGGGCAGACCACGGCTCCGATCGCGTACAACGCGGCGCCGGCTACGGTGGCGGCCCGGATCGCGGACCTGCCGAACATCGACGGTAACTACGTCAAGGTCGAGGGTCTGAACGAGTGGTTCTACTCGCCGTACCGCATCACGTTCGGCGAAGCCCAGAGTCAGGGCGTCATCACCGACATCATCTCGGGGATCATCGATTTCATCGGCGGCTTGTTCGGCGGTAACGCCTCGGGCAAAGGCGTCGGCGGTATCGACATCGACGAGATGACAGGTGACGTCGGCACGCTCTCGGGAGGTGCTGGGCTCGATGTCCAGGTGACCACCGAGCAGGACGGCGACCGGCTGTACGTCGTGTCGTTCCAGCGCGCTGCTGGCGGTCTGAACCTGCCGCAGCTGGTGGGCGACGCCTCCGGTCTGGAGGGCGATGACCTCTCGATCGAGACCGCTACCAACGTCGACGGCGGCCGCCCGTACGTCGTCCGGTTCACCGACGACCTGCAAGGCGTTGACGTCCCGACCATGACGGTCGATACGGACGAGCTGACCGGCGGGTACGAGGTCGGCAGCCGCGTGGTGGTTCTCCGTGAGGGATACACGTACCCGGCTGAGAACGTCGTCGTCGACTCCGACCCTCGCGAGGAGCAGGTGTCTTCGGAGTCTGGCTCCCCGATCTGGGAGCGGATGAACTCTGTCCGGTTCCTGCACTACATCCCGCCGTACACCGGCGAGGTCACGTTCAAGTTGTCCGTGTCCGGGGCTGTCCCCGGGCAGATTGCCACGCTGCGCCTTCCGCGCGCCTGGTCTCGACCCTGGGGGCTGGAATGAAATACACGCTGCGCGTCTTCGGGATTCCGGTCCTGAGCTTCGAGTCCACGGGCACCGGGGCCGAGGAAGGCTACATCAACCTCACGGGCGGCTCGTTCGAGCTGGCTCCCGAGGAGCCCGAGTACGACGAAGAGTACTACGAGGAAGACCGTAGCGGGTTCGGCTTCGGGGTGAGCTGATGCCAGCTCCCGCCGCAGACATGACAACCCTGGCGGGTCACCAGCAGCTCTGGGACACCGTTATGAAGCGCCGCCAGAAGCGGGAAGACGAGCGGCTCGCCCCGCCGTTGATCCGCCTCTGGGACGGCGACTACAAGCTCCGCGGCCAGCTCGTCGGGGAGCGCAGCCACAAGTTCGAGTTCATCGAGAACGAGACCGGCACCGCTTCGATCACGATCTCGCTGGACCACTACCTGGCGAAGTGGATCGCGTCCCACAAAGGCCGCGCTCGCCGCAACGTCCACGTCTCGTTCGACAAGCAGGGTGCCCGGTGGACGGGCCGCATGGACCACTACGACATCGTCCGGACCAAAGAGGGCGACGTCTACATGGAGGTCGTGTTCAAGCACGACTACGAAGAGCTCAAGCACATCTACGTCTGGGCGAACCCGTTCCTGCGGCCCGAGTTCCAGTTCCCGAAGCTGTGGGTGATGTTCGGCCCCGCGAAGTGGGCGCTGCTGCTGACGCTGTTCGTCAACATCCTCCGCCTGGAGACCTCGCTGTGGACGCTGCCGGACAACCCTCTGGATATCTCCGAGTGGTTCCCGTTCTCGCTGAACCCCGGTAACTGGCGCAACATCGTCAAGCCGTTCCCGTTCCTCGCGGACAACTCTCCGCTGACGATCGTGTTCTCCCGGTTCAAGTCGTTCCACGACACCGCGAAGAACGTCCTGGCCGACTCGCAGCTCACTATCGTGTGCCGCCGGTACTTCCACGGCGAGGACCCGCACCCGTTCGCGGAGCTGTCCGGTGAGCTGGGGCTGCCGCTGATCGAGGGCATCGCCTCGCTGATCCCGCTGCGCCACGGCTGCCTGGTCTGGGACATCGTCGATAACTCCGGGTGGGGTTCGGAGACAGCGTTCGGTGGGTCGCTGCTGACCGGCTTGGTCCGCGCGGTGATGAACATCGCGTCGGACGGCATGACCGAGGGCATCGACATCTACACCGGGCTGCCCACCTACCCGGGTGAGTACTACACCCCGGGGTTCCTCGGGACGTACCCGAAGGCTCCGCACGTGGTGTTCATGGAGTCCCCGTACACCGGCATCGAGTCCTCGAAGTTCACGTACACCGAAGCTACGGACACGTCGTTCGTGCTCGGAGGGCAGTCGATGCCCGGGGTGAACGAGATCATCTCAGCCGGCATCAACATGGGCGGCGACTTCCTGACGTCGCTGATCAACTCCCAGCTCGCCACGCTCGGCGCGTTCGGCGGCGCGATCGACCTCCCGCCGCTCGGCGGCATCATGGACGCGGTCGCCCGTCCGCTGTACGAGAACGTGATCCTCGCGTTCATGGAGATTCCCACGCTCCGCGCAGCAGGCCTGAGCCTGCCGATCGCTGGCCTGGAGGACATCGTCACCGGGCTCGGGGACTTCCACTACAACGAGGGCTGGGTCGACGGAGCCGACAAGGCGTTCACGATCTCCGCGATCATGGCGGCCCGCGCTAAGCAGTGGGCCACCCGGGCGAAGCACTCGCACGAGATCCAGGTGTCCGACGCTGCCCCGTACATCATCGGTGAGCGGGGTCACGGACATTTCTGGCTCGGTGACCGGGTCGGCACCACGGTACTCGGCTACCCCGATCCGTACACGGTTTTCGTGGAGCGGGTTACCAAGCTCACCTACGAGTGGGGTACCGACGGCCCGAAGGGCTGGACCATCACGATCGGTTACAAAGAGCCGGAGGACCCGATCCTCAAGGCGTTCGAACTGATCCAGTACATCAACTCCAACCTCGGACAGCTCGGCATTTTGTAGCAGCCGAGCTTGATACGTAACGAAGAGAGCCCGCCACATGCACAAACCCTTGACCCAAGAACACGCCGACCCGGACAAGCCGGAGGAAGCCCTCGCCTGGGCTTTCTGGGGACTCCCCCACCCGTCCGGAGGCCATTCGCTGTCTAACCCGGTGATGGCCAAGTACTGGTCTAAGCACTTCACGGAGCTCGGGATTGTGCATGTGGACTCTCTGCGCCGGCTCGCTGACGAGAACGGCAACATCCACGTCAGCAAGCTGCCTCAGCAGACCAAGAAGTTCCAGGCTCCCGCCCGCGGGCCGCGGAGCCACTACAACCCCGCTGCGCAGTGGGTTCCCTCGGATACCCCGGAGCCTCCGAAGTTCCGTGTCCAAGATCCTCGGACGCTCACCCAGCAAGAGCAGCAAGCCCAGCTCGACATCTACAAGCAAATGGGCCTGATTCCTACCGCACCACTGCCGCAGCATCAGGCTGCGGTCGAATGAGAGGCCCGCTTATGCCAGACCTGGAAGACACCCAGCCGTTGCACGTGTCTGACCTGCCTACCGAAGAGATGGACCTCTCCGAGCTGGACACAGGCGGCTTCGAGATCCCGCACCTGGGCTGGGACCTGGACAAAGACGGCGACATCGAAGGCATCGAAGAGTATGTCCCCGAGCCTGCGGTGCTGCGCGGCGCTGTGGCCGCGGGCCTGGGCTTCGCCGGGTTCGTCCTCGGTAAGACGTTCGACGTCTCGTGGATCGATCAGGCGGTCGCTATCTACGCGGTGGCTGCACCGTTCGTCCTCGGATTCGTGATCCGCCGCCACGTCACCCCTACGAAACGGTGACCGAGGTCCTGGATTGGTTGGCGGTGGCTAGCGGTCCTGCGGGCATCGCGATCGGTATCTACGGCGAGAAGTGGCGCTCCCGGCGACGGGAGCCTGCCGAGATCGAGAAGACCGAGGCGGAGGCCTCGCAGATCTTCGTCGAGACCGCGGTGACTCTGATCGCCCCGCTCAAAGCGGAGATCGCGGACCTGACCGTGCGCGTCAACCAGCTCGAAGAAGAGAACTACACGACCAAGACCCGGCTGCAGCTGTCGATCGATTACATCCGCGTCCTGCAGTCGTGGATCAGCAAGCACATCCCGGGACGGAAGCCTCCGGCTCCCCCGGCCGAACTGCTGCTCTGAACTTGATATGTAACGGAGGTCTTAGTGGCTGACGACCAGTGGGTACCTGACGTTCCAGACGGTGCGTTCGTCATCGGCGGCGGTGACTACCGCTACGGCCAGGACATGACCGAGGACATCGCCCGGTCGTTGTTCCAGGTCCCGGACTTCAACCCGGCCAACGCGCTGCTGGTGCTGCCGCAGCTGCTGCTGCGCCTGCCGCTGGAAGCACTGCAGAAGTTCAAAGACTTCATCCCGAACGTGTTGGAAGGTGCGTTCAACACCGTCGCCGGCGCGGTCGACGCCATCATGGGTGCGATCCGCGAGACCCCGAGGGTGCTGGAGCAGATCCTCTCGTATCTCCCGCAGGAGTTGCGCGACGAACTGGAGCACGCCGCTGCGCGTATCGGCGCGGTGATCGACGCGATCGTCCAGGCGCTCACCGGCACCTTGAACATCGGTCACACGATCGAAGACCTGATCTTCTCGCTGACCAACATCCGGCCCGGTGCGGTCGGCGGTGTGCTGGGCGGAGGGTCGATCGAAGAGACCATCAAGCGCATCGTCGATGCGATCGTCTCGGGCATCGTCGGGGTCACCGGCATCGGTGCGGGGATCTCGGATCTCCAGTCGCTGATCGAGCAGATCTCCTCGGCGGCTGCCCGCGGCGGGTTCGCCTGGGACATCCTCGGTATCCAGAACAACAAGAAGCCGAAGTCCGGGCTGTACAAGTCCGAGCGAGGCAACTTCGACCTGGACACCCTGAACTCCACGGTCTCGGTCGCCCCCGGAACCTCGATCATCGCGTTCGATGTCATCGAGCAGTCGATGCCTATCGGCCTGATCACCTGGATCGGCTGGGGCACCTCGGGCATCACCGACTTTTACATCAACGTCTACCGCTGCGTCGACGACCGCTCCGACCCGGAGTTGGGCGAGCTGATCCACCAGTCCGAGAACATCGCAGGCCTGCTGGCGGGCTCCGCGTCTCCCGGCGCGAACATGGCGTACGAACTCACTACCCCGATCGCGGCTGTAGCCGGCGACCTGCTGGCGTACGAGTTCATCGCCGTCGGCGGTACGCACACGATGCGCAGCCGGGACTTCAACCTCCCGGACAACGACGGCGCTCCGATCGGCAACGTCGGGGCTACCCGATCGCTGTCGACGCCTTCTCTTCCCCCGGCCACGCTGGACAAAGCCGATGTCACCTGGACCGACAACGTCCCCCGCGTCGGTATCGCGGTGGACACCGGCACCGGCTCGGATCACCACGACCCGCAGGTCGAGTTCTTCGAGAAGCCTGTAGCTATCCCTGTCCCGGCGTGGTGCGACCGCATCGACGCGATCGTCACCGGTAAGGGCGGCGAGGGTGCCGACGGGTTCCTCGGGTTCTACGGCAACCCCGGCCTGCCCGGCGGTGTCAACACCGTCACCTGGACCCGTGGTGAGCACTTCTCCGGTACCACCACGATCTTGGAGTGGGACGGCGCTGAGCTGTCGATCCCCGGGTTCGTGGTGTCCGCTGCCAACGGCTCTAACGGCTCCGGTCAGCGCCCTGTGGCGCTCGGCAAGCCGGTCGGTAAAGGCATCGAGGAAGTCGAATACAACGGCCTGAAGCTGGCCTCCGGCGGTGACCAGCACGCGTACGGCGGCGCAGGCACCAAGCCTGGCGGCGGCGGTAACGGCGGTCACTGGCTCGGAATCTACACCCAAGGGGGTCCCGGTGGACCCGCATGCGCGGCTGTCCAGTTCCGCAAGGGCGCTCTGCCCGGTGAGGTCGTGGGCGACGGCGAAGGCGACGTTACGCCTCCGAACGTCTCTGCGTTGCACGTCGACGTGTCTGCGACGTCCACCTCGATCACTATCACACCCTCGGGAGCTGTCGACGATGCCCAGCGGACTTCGCGGTTACAACGTATACCGCAACGGCGTTCGACAGAACACCTCCCCGGTTACGGAGCTCGGGTCGGTGACTATCACCGGCCTGACTCCGGATACCGACTACTCCGAGCAGATCACGATCACCGCTATCGACATGGCGGGTAACGAGTCGCTGCCCAAGACGCTGGCTGAGCTGGAGGCGGAAGCTGTCACCGACGCTTTGTCTCCGGCTGACCCGCTGGACCCGGTGGTCCGGGCGCAGATCGATGCGCTGGTAGCGGCGAAGATCAAACCGACGTCGGGCAAGGTCGCTGACGGCGCGATCATCGGGGTCGAGACCCCGACCGGGTCGTACTACAAAGCGTACGGCGGGGACCGCACCTCGAACACTCCGCTGACGCTGGAGAAGAACTTCCGGTACGGCTCGTGCTCGAAGATGTTCACTCACACCCTGATCCTCAAAGCGATCGATGACGAGCTGTTGGACTGGGACGATACGCTCTCCCAGTTCGTCACCGGCGTCCCGAACGGGGACCAGATCACGATCCGGCAGCTGCTGCTGTTCCAGGACGGGCTCAAAGACTGGATGACAGACCCCGCGGTCCAGCAGACGTACTTCCTCAGCCCGACCAACTCGTTCGACCCGCTGAACTACATCCGTAACTCGGTGGTGAACTTCGCGCCGGGTCAGGGCTCGTCGTACTCGAACGCAGCCTCGTGGCTGCTGGGCAAGGTCCTGGAGTCCGTCTACAACGACGGCCGGACGGTCGATCAGATCGTCGTGCAAGAGTGGCAGTCCGAGGTCGATATGCCGTCGCTGCACTGGCCGACGACGAACTACATGAACCCGCCGTATGTCCGGGGCTGGACCCCGAACCTGGCGCTGCCGCAGATCCAAGCGATCCTCGGGCCGTTCGCGTTCCTCGCGGCGTTCCTCGGCTACCCGACGTCCCAGGACCTGGAGTTCACCGCGGTCTCGACCTCGTGGTCGGGGGCTGCCGGTTCTCTCGCCGGGAACATAGAGGACTTCGTTCGGTTCGGTAAAGCGCTGTACGACGGGACGTTTTTGTCCGAGGAGATGCAGCAGCTCCGCAAAGAGATCTTCACGACGTACGTCGAGTACGAGCCTGCGGGACCTCATCAGGGCCCGGGCTGGATGGGGTTCGGTCTGAACTCGATCTGCTGGGGAGCGTGGCAGGGTTGGGTCGGTAACCTCGGCGGCTACATCGCGGTCATCTTCTACAACTCCGAAGACGGATCGGTCATCGCGGTGACTCTGAACAACTTCTCGGCCCACGCCGATGCGGTCGATCTGTTCTACCAGATCGCTTACCTGCTGAACCCCGAGTCCACCGGTCACCGGGACTGGATCTTCCGTCCTGATCCTGCTGAGGACGCGGACGAGGTCCGTGACCCGACGCTGTACCTGACGGTCGAGTCCACCGGTGACAACCAGATCCCGGCTGACGTGCCGTTCGAGATCTAAGGAGACAAGAGATTTCTGCTCGTTACAACAGCTGCCGTGCTGCGGCAGCCAGAGGCGATATCGACTGGCTGAACGACGACATCCGGGCGTTGATGATCGACGCCGACGACTACACCGTGAACCTGACGTCGCACACGACGCTGGCGAACATCCCGTCCGGGGCGATCATCGCTGTCTCGGAGAGCCTGACCGGTAAGTCGGTGACTTCCGCCGGCTGGGTGAAGGCTGACCCGACGGTGTTCCCCGAAGTTACGGGGGACACGGGTGAGGCGGTCATCGTCTACAAGCACACCGGTACTTCGTCTACGTCGACGCTGCTGTCGTATCACGACTCCCCTACTTACCAATTCGTCATCCCGAACGGGTCGGACATCCGTGTGATCTGGTCGACCGACGGGTTTATCCGCTTCTAAGGAGCACGCATGGCACTTCCCGAGAACTGGACAGACGGTGTCGGTCAGCAGGTTGACGCGGCGTTTCTGAACCAGCTGGGTTCGGAGCACAACGCGATGCAAGACGCGCTCGACGGTAAGTCGATCCTGGTGATCTCCCAGGAGGACTACGACGAGCTGGGGTCTCCGGACCCTGACACGATCTACGTGGTCATCGAATGAGTCTGAAGGTCGGTGGCCTCGACGTTGTCGGTGTGTTCGTCGGGGATGCTGCGGCGAAGGTCTACGTCGGCGCGATGAAGATCTGGCCTCCGGTTCCGGACTTCACCCCGTTCACGATCTCCAGCGAAGACCCTGGCTACGAGGATCTGATCGACGAGCAGGTGCCCGAGGGCGCTTCGGGCTGCTGGGTAACCCTCGTTGGTGGAGGAGGCGGTGGCGGTGCGGGCTACCAGAGTTTCGATGATACCTACCGCCGCGGCGGCGGCGGAGCGGGTGGGGCAAAGATTCCCCGCGTGTGGGTGCCTCGCGAGGCTATGGGCTCCTCCTACAGCGTCGTCTTAGGACTCGGCGGGGCGAATACCGGCGGAGGCTCGACAGGATTTGGCGGCACCGACGGGGGATCGTCCTCGTTCTTGTCCGGATCTGTGTCGCTGATCGCAGGAGGAGGGGCGCGCGGCGCGATCGCGCTGTCCGGTAGCAGTACGCAGGTGTCCGGGGGCGCTGGAAGCCTGACGAGCGTCGTCTCCGGGGTTGCCGGGGCCGTCGTTATCCCCGGCGCGCCCGGGGGTAAGGGGGCCGCGTCGTCAGGCTCTGCGGAAGATGGCGGAGATAACCCGAGCGGTGCAGGTGCGGGCGGCGGCGGAGGCGGCCGGGTTTCGGACTCTAATAGCCAGACTCCCGGGGGCAGAGGAGGTAACTCCGCGGTCGGTACCGGAGGGGAGCGGGGCGGTGCCGGGGCCAACGGGTCCAGCGCCGCCGACCAAACCGGCGGTAACCCAGGCGCTGGAGGAGGCGGTGGCGGTGGCAACAACAGCGGGTCCACAACCACCGGTCACGGCGGTAACGGAGGTAAATACGGCGGAGGCGGTGGCGGAAGTGGCGGTCATAGGACTAATGCTCGTCGCTACGGCGGAGCGGGCGGTGACGGATACGTCCTGATCGAGTGGGAATGACTCGCGCTTGACACGTAACCATGTTACGAGTAAAGTCGTCTGCAAGAGAACGACCGGCGGGGCTAAGGCCTGAGAAACCAACCCCGTCGGCCGCACACCCACCATCAGGAAGGCACTGTTATGTTACGCACTATCGCTGCCGCGGGCATCCTCGCGGCTGGTCTCGGGCTCGGTATCGCACCGATCGCCCAGGCTGCTCCGGCTCACTGCTCGAACCACGGCTTCGGTCACGGTCAGATCTACAAGCATGCCTGCGCTACCGGCTCCGGCGGTGCAGGAGCTGACTGGACCTACGCCAAGCACGCCGACGGCTCGTACAAGATGGACGGCACCAAGCACGTCTACAAGTGCCAGCGCCACTGCGGCGGAGGCCGCGGCAAGACCGAGACCACCGATCCGTGGTGATCTAACCCCGCATACCAAGAAAGAAACCCCCTACCCGGCCCGCGAAGGCTAGGTAGGGGGCTTTTTCGCGTTCAGGGGACCTGATCGCTCAGCGACCCATCTCCGATGGGATCGCGTTTGTGTTTCAGTGGGTATGGCCGTGATGACCTGTGTCTTCGTGGTTTGTCTGGTCAACCACCGCGGTCTCAGTGGTGTACGGTACAAACCCATGAGAGCCCTGGTAGTCATCCGACTGTCCCGCGTCACCGATGCTACGACTTCACCGGAGCGTCAGTTGGAGTCTTGCCAGCAGCTCTGCGCCCAGCGCGGGTGGGAGGTGGTCGGGGTAGCGGAGGATCTGGACGTCTCCGGGGCGGTCGATCCGTTCGACCGGAAGCGCAGACCGAACCTGGCCCGGTGGCTAGCGTTCGAGGAGCAACCGTTCGATGTGATCGTGGCGTACCGGGTAGACCGGTTGACCCGATCGATCCGGCATCTGCAGCAGCTGGTCCACTGGGCCGAGGACCACAAGAAGCTGGTCGTCTCCGCGACCGAAGCGCACTTCGATACGACGTCGCCGTTTGCGGCGGTCGTCATCGCGCTTATGGGAACGGTGGCGCAGATGGAGTTGGAGGCGATCAAGGAGCGGAACCGCTCGGCGGCGCATTTCAATATCCGCGCCGGGAAATACCGCGGCTCCCTGCCGCCGTGGGGTTACCTGCCTACGCGCGTGGACGGGGAGTGGCGGCTGGTGCCGGACCCTGTGCAGCGCGAGCGCATCCTCGAGGTGTATCACCGCGTCGTCGACAACCACGAGCCGCTGCACCTAGTGGCCCACGACCTGAACCGGCGTGGTGTCCTGTCGCCTAAGGACTACTTCGCGAAGCTGCAAGGCCGGGAGCCGCAGGGCCGGGAGTGGTCGGCTACCGCGCTGAAGCGTTCGCTGATCTCCGAGGCGATGCTCGGGTACGCGACTCTGAACGGTAAGACCGTCCGAGACGACGACGGAGCCCCGCTGGTGCGGGCTGAGCCGATCCTGACCCGTGAGCAGCTGGAGGCGCTACGCGCCGAGCTGGTGAAGACCGACCGGGCCAAGCCCGCGGTGTCTACCCCGTCGCTGCTGCTGCGGGTGTTGTTCTGCGCGGTGTGCGGGGAGCCTGCCTACAAGTTCGACGCCGGCCGGAAGATCCCCCGCTACCGCTGCCGGTCGTTCGGGTTCGCCCAGCGCTGCGGGAACGGTACGGTGCCGATCGCCGAGTGGGACGCGTTCTGCGAGGAGCAGGTGTTGGATCTGCTCGGGGACTCGGAGCGTCTGGAGAAAGTCTGGGTAGCGGGCTCGGACTCCGCGGTAGAACTCGCGGAGGTGAACGCGGAGCTGGTGGATCTGACGTCGCTGATCGGCTCCCCGGCGTACCGAGTCGGGTCTCCGCAGCGCGAGGCGCTGGATGCTCGTATCGCGGCGCTGGCCGCGCGGCAGGAGGAGCTGGAAGGGCTAGAGGCTCGCCCGTCGGGCTGGGAGTGGCGCGAGACCGGGCAGAGGTTCGGGGACTGGTGGCGAGAGCAGGACACCTCGGCAAAGAACACCTGGCTTCGGTCGATGAACGTCCGGCTGACGTTCGACGTCCGCGGCGGGCTGACTCGCACGATCGACTTCGGGGATCTGCAGGAGTACGAGCAGCATCTCAGGCTCGGCAGCGTGGTCGAGCAGCTACACGCCGGGATGTCGTAGAGCGGCTACCCGAGAACGCAGAAAAGCCCTCTACGCGCCGTGTAAGGGCGCGCAGAGGGCTCTCTGGCAGTCTCTATTCAGTTGTGGGGTTGCGTCCGTCAGCGTGGACGCTAGAGGGGTTTACGGGGCCTCGTGGACCCGCACGTACGGCTGCAGAGGCTTGTCACGGTAGGCGTGGTAGCGCTCGGCCTCCTCGGCGCGGATGGCCTCGATCTCCTGAGCCGCGCTCACCTTACGACGCTGCAGCTCCGGATCGTCATACTGACGCACCGTAATCACCTCTGACTGACGAGTCTGCGTCGAGATGATCTTCAGCAGATCCACCGCCTCGGTAAGGCGGTCGGCGATCACGGCCAGCTGCTCGACGGTGACGTCTTTCTTCTTCTTGCTCATTCGATCACCTCGGTGAACGGGCCGAACGTGGAATTGAAATCTGCGCCGATCTTCCCTTGGTACAAATCCGACCACCAATGCGAAGTCCACCAGAGCGCGTAGTTCTCGTCCCACCAGAAGACGTCACACTCCCGGTCGCGAACCTTCACGCCCAGCGGGACAGCATGGATGCTGTCCCACACCCGGGCCTGGGCCTTCTCCTCGACGTCCCGCACCTGGACGAGCGTGACGCCGGATAGGATCTCGGCAGCCACCTGCTCGGCGTCATCGGAGTAGACCGGGGCCCAGTCGGAGATGACGTCGACGATCTTTTGCCGCACCTCCTCGGGGGTGAGGATCATAGGGATTACTTTGACGGTGATGTATTTCTTCTTCTTGCTCACAGTAATCCTCCGGTGGAGCGGGAGACCTCCGGACATCCTTCGGTATCAGACGCTGTCTGGTCCGGGCTGTCGTCAGCTGCCGCCATCAAACGCAACTCTTCAATCTCAGCGACCAACTCAGGAACGAGAGTGCGCGCCTGGGCGATGAACTCGGCATCGGCGCGCTGGTGGTACAGGTGCGTCGTGGCGACGGCCTCACGAGTCGACTCGGCATCATGCGGGATGATGCAATTACCCTGCTCACTGCTGTACTCGGCTATCCACGGCCCTTCTGTGACCCCTTCCAGTGCGGACTTGGCGCGCTCAACAACGGCCTGAACGCGCCCAGCTCCGTCGCTTTCCTTTTCTGCTTTTACCACTATGGTCTCCTTGTTTGTCTGATGAAGTCGGCCCGTGCCGACTCGTAGTCCGGGTGGAACGTGATGACGCCGTAGAACGATCCGACCGACGGGAACACGATCCACTGCTGGGTGTGCGGGCTCTTACGGATCAGCCACTTGCTGGCGTCGTTACCCCAGAGCTATCTCACCGGAACCACCCCCGCACGATCTCGATGAAGTGGTGCAGCCGAACCTCGTGGTCGAGCATCCGGATCAGCACCAGTTCACGCACCCGCTTCACTTCAGCCGCCTTAAGCCAGCGGCTTCCTCAGCCGTTGCGACGACGGTGAAATTCCTCGGGTACTTCCCCTCCGGCTTGATCCGGCGTATCCAGGCGTCCGCACTCCAAGACCAGATCACGGTCCCGTACGGGATGTTGCTCAACCCGTACGGTAGCCGGTGCCGGCCTTCGTAGCCGGGGCCGTCTAACGAGAGGTACGGACTCCACTTCCTCGCGACCTCGGACTGAGCCACGCACTTGAAGTACTGCTCACCGTTTAGGTCGGAGAACGTTAACCAGTCGTGCTTACTCATTCCACCCCCTCGTAACGGTCCAACTCACTCTTGAGCCCTTGGATCTCAAGCTCCAGGTCGAAGACCCGGCCCATCAGGTTGTCGCGCTCCAGCTCCAGCCGAGCCGCGTCGTCGATCGCCTCCATCGACCTGCGCACCATGTCCGCGATAGCGCCGTGGATCGACGCGGTGAAGTCGGCATCCGCTTCGTTGGAGAACCTGCCGAGGTACTCCCGGCGATCCTCCTGGTCGACGGCGACCAGGTCCCAGACCCCGACGCCCTCGGCGCTGTTGTCCTCCACCACCCAGAACCGATCCTCGGCACCGGTGGTCTGCGAGAACACCTGGTACAACTTGTCTAGAAAGTCCTGAAACTCCACGTTGTTCCTTCCGTTACGAATCAAGCTGGGATCCGCAGAAATGGATCTGCGGACGGTTGCTCGTCTTTCTTCAGATACGCCGCGCCCCAGGATCGGCCCCCGACCTCCGGGTCGGTGTTGATCAGCACGCCTCGGAACGTCTGCTCCATGATCCGGCCGATCTCCTTAGCCGTAACCTCAGCCTCAGCCTCGGGCACCGACGCCAGAACCTCGTCATGGATCACCAGACGGATCATCGGTGTCATCCCCGCTTCGTGCAGCCGCAGCACAGCGCTGGCCGTTACGTCACGTGACGTGGACTGCACCATGTAGTTCAGCGCCGCGTATCCCCGGTCAGGGTCGACGGGCAGCCGTCGCCCGGTAGGGGTGATGACGTACCCGAGGTTCGCCGCCTCCCGTTGCAGGCTCTTGGAGAGAGCCGTGACTTCCGGGTAGGACTGCTCGAACCCTGCGATCACTCGCTTAGCTTCCGGGAACGTGATCCCCGCCTGCGCCGCGATCGTGGACGGGCCGGAGCCGAAGACGTAGGCGAAATTCACCATCTTGCCGACCTTGCGATCGACGCCCGAGGCGTCAGCCGTGATCTGGTGAAGGTCAGCGTTGTCTTTGAACGCTTGGATCATCGTCCGGTCGTTGGCGAGCGCCGCCAGGACGCGAAGCTCCTGCGCCTGGTAGTCGACCGAGACCATCAGCTGCCCGGAGTCCGCCAGGAAGCAGCGCCGCACCATCCAGTCCCCAGCGGGCAAGTTCTGCGCCGACGGGTTGTTGGTGGACATCCGTGCGGTGCGCGCTTGCAGCGGGTTGATCCCCGGGTGGACCCGGTCGTTAGCATCCCTGCGCTCGATGAAGTTGCGGACCCAGGTCTTCTCCCAGGAACCCCACTTCTTCGCCTCGATCGCAGCCTTCGCCAGCGCGTTGCCCTCCTCAGCCAGAGCTTCCAGCAGCTCGGCGTTCACCTGGCGCTTACCCGTGGCCGTGCGGCCTTTGATCTTCACGCCCGTACGCTCCAGGCCGTCAGCCAGCTTCTCGGTGGAGTTCACCGAGTCGACCCCGTACGCGTACCGAGCCACCGCGGTGTAGTGCTCGGACTTCCGCAGCATGTCCGCTGACAGCTTCTCCGAGTAGTCGACGTCCAGCAGGAACCCGGTGCGTTCGACGTACGACATCACCTCAGCGAGCTTGTGCTCGTACGGGATCAGTTTGTGCGACGACTCCGGCACCAGCGGGGCGACCTTGCCCAGCAGCCGGGACACCAGGATCGTATCCATGCCGGCGTACAGCTCATAGTCCGGGTCGTCCAGGTCGACCAGCGCCCAGATCTTGTCTTTGGTGGTCTTGTGCTTCTTGGCCAGGCGAGCCATCGAGGCTTTGACCTCTTCGGCGGTCACCGGGTCGATGTAGAACTTCGTCAGCTCTTCCAGCTTGTGGCCGGTCCCGCCTTCTTTGTAGGCCCGGGGGTCTACCAGGTGCGAGTAGATCTTGGTGTCCTCGACCTTCGGCCACATCTGCTCCATCGGCACACCGAGCATCCGCTCGATCACCTGGAGGTCGAACGCGGCGTTATGGATCACGAACCGCTGGACCTTCTGGAGAGCGGTGACGGCGGCTCCTACGAACACACCGCCCCGCTCCACCGGCAGAACCCACGACTCCCACGGGTTACCGAACTGGATCAGCCGGATACCGAAGGCGTCCTGGTAGATATTGAGCCCCGTCGTCTCGGTATCGAGACCGAGAATCCGGAGGTTGGAGCGGATGAAGCTCTCGAACCCGTCGAGATCATCCTCGTGCTCTACGACGTTGACCAGAACTGTCTCGTCCTTGATCTGGTAGCGGTGTTGCTTCACCCGCCCCTCCCTTCGTTAGTGGTTACGTGTCAAAAAGAACGTCCAACCTCTTCTGGATTTCCTCCGGATTGAACATGAAGCTTTCGTACGCCTGCTTCACGGACTTTTCAGTAGCCCTTTCCACTCCCCAGATGTCCGGATAAGAACGGGCCTCGGCCTTGGTGCGCCAGCCCTTCTTGATCTTTGCGACGATGCACGGGGACCCGTAGGACTTCGTCGCATAGATCTCCCATCTATGACCGTCGGGAAGATCCGGAAGGTTCACAGCCCCAGCTCCCGTCGGATCTGTCCCTCCGGGGTTTCTTCCTTGACCATCACTCGCCCGTAGTAGGCGATGTTGTTCTTGATCGGGAAGATTCGGTACTCCCCCTCCCCGAAGTCGACTGTCAGCTCATCGGAGCTGATGTTGTGCTCGCAGTCGTCCGGGAACGTCCAGAACAACCCGTTCTGGAGCATGACCATGAACTTCGGAACCTTGATTTCCTCGCTCAATTACACCCTCCTAGGTGGTTACGAGTCAAGTTAATTTGCATAGAAAAACTTGGCGTCGCGACCGTCATCCTTGGTCGGAGGCATCCACGCGTGCCAGACCTTGCCGGTCTTCTTCGACACCCCGGTCTTGTAGACGAAGTCGTCGTACGGCTTCGGCGGAGCCCACTCCGGAGCTTCCTGCGCACCCTGCGGAGCCTGACGCTGGTACCCGCCGCCCGAGGACTGCGCGGGAGCCGGGGCAGCCGATCCGCCCGCGAACGCCGCGGCGACCTTCTTCACCTTGTCCATGTAGTCCTTGAACTTCGCATCCAGCAGAGCGTCGGACTCTTCGACCGACGAAGCGTGGATAACGATCCACGGCGCGTCGAAGTCCCGGCCGCCCTTCAGGGTGGTGACGATCTTGCCCTCGCCGGGAGCCACGTTGCTGCTGTTGTTGACCACGGTGGTCGCAGGAGCGGTGGTGGCGACAGGCTGCTCGGGGCCGTTGTCGTTCGAGGCCCAGGGATCGGTGGTGACAGTCATTCGGTTTCCTTCCGGTTGTAGCCGCGGGTCCATTCGGCACCCACGAACATCTCTTTGTCCTCGTCTGGCCAATTAGCCAGGAGGGCTGGTTTCTGGTTGGGGTAGAGCTCAGGCGTCACCCACGCTCGGTACATGTCGACGCCGGACATACCGCTGAACTGGCCGTCGAAGATGTTCACGCGGCAGCCCCTGACCCTGCGCAAGACGGGATCAGGTGGTCCCTGAACCGTCCCGAGCTGATCGGCACTATGTGGTGGCACACCGGGCACGCCCGGCGATGCTTCGGAGCACTGGAGGTCACCTGCTCGGCGGTAGCCAGGTCGACCAGCTCCCGGTACGTCAGACCGTCCTCGCCGGCTGGCTTCCATCCGTCGTCAGCGAGACGAGTAGCCAGCTCCCCGACAGGGTCACCCGGGCCGTTGTGCGACCGGATCGTGTCCGGGAACACCTTGGACCGTGAGCCGGGGCCGTCGTGGTCGCTCATCTCGACGATCACCGCGTGAATCTCCTCGGCCAGCGCGCGGTGAGCCCTCTTCAGCACCATCTTGTTGGGGTTGTCCCGTAGGACCACGCCGTCGAGGTACCGGGTCTTCAGGGACTCCGCGTACGGGGGGTGCCGGTCCGATAGGTGGTCGATCGCTTTAGGGATCACCTCCATCAGGAACGGGTTGTCGCCCCGCCCTTTGAGCGCGTCTTTGATCGACTCTGCCGAGTAGTCCCAATCCCCTCGGGCTAGGTACTCCTCCCGCAACTTGACGCTGAGGATCTGGTTTGCGTGCCCCCGCAGGTATGCGGCAGCCTCGTCCTCGGTTACTCCCGAGATCGCTCGCTTACGAGACGGCCTCTCCAGAAGCTCCACCCACAAGTCCTGGATCAGGTCTTCGACCTGGTCTGACGTGAGTAGCCAGGAGTTCCCGACGGACTTGGCGGCCTTCTTGATCAGTTTGTTGGTCAGAAGGTCATCCATTCACCGGCTCCAGACTGCGCTTGGCGTAGGTCTCCTCGACCAGAACCTCGATCAGCTCGACCCGGGGAATCTCCCGGGACCGGGCTTCGAAGTGCAGGTACGGCAGAACGTTCCCGTTACGTGTCAAGGCCACGGCGTCAGACTTCCCAGACCTGGCCGTCAACGGTGAACTTGCCTCCCAGGATCGGGACGATCTCAGCCTTGACATGCTTGCCATCGACCGTGAGCATCCCGAAGCCCATCTGCCAGTTCCCAGCTCCGCCCTTTAGATAGTTGGCCTTCTTCATGTCCATCAGGTGCCCGACTTCCATGCCGGTGACGGTCTTGCGCACCGAGCCGCCGTACCCGAACGAGTGCGAGACGACAGCCTGCCGGTGCGTGTGGCCGCAGACCACGGACTTGCCGAACTTCTTGGCACCGTTGAGCGCTGTCGATCCGGCGATCTGGGATAGCGTCATCTTGCCCATGTGCCCGTGAGTGGAGATCCAGCCCGGAGCGATGTCGTAGAAGTCAGGCAGCAGCTCCACACCGAACCCGTCGAAGTCGAGCAGCACGTCGATGTCGAAAGCGTGCGTACCCTCCAGGGCCGGTGCGTTCTTGGAGAGATAGTCCCTGGCCCGGGAGTTTCCGGTCAGGTGGATCTTGCCGCCGTCTTCGATGAAGAAGCGTCCGTTAGGGACTCGGAGGCACCAGACCTCTCCCTCGTACGCGACCTCCTCGACGGTGTTCTTGTACAGTCCCGACAATGCGCGGTTGCTGATGTTCAGACGCCAGTGACCTGGCCGGTACTCGGTGGTCGACGCCCGTAGCCCGTTGGCAGCAGCCAGCATCTGCAGCTGCTCCCGCATACGGTCCTTGCACACGTACAGCACGTAGGAATCCCCTGCGCTGGTCGTGTCTGTACCGTCGGTGAACCGGTACTCCTCCAGGAACAGCCGGGCCTGCCGCTGTGACAGAGACAGTGTCCAGGTCGGGAGCTCGCTACGACCTCGGTCGAGCAGATCATCCAACTCTTGAACCTTGCCCAGGCTGAACTCGTACTGGGTCTTCGGAGGAGCCTTCAGCACCTTGCCGTCGATCTCGGTGATGCCTCGGTTACGTGCCCGTTCCCGGTATTCGATGCCTGCGTCGGCCAGCAGCTTCCGGACCTGCTCCGCCTTCTCGCCTGACTGGTAGAACGTCCAGCGCCCATCGGGCGAGCGATGCGAATCCGTGAGCCCCCAGACCGCGAGTCGGATCTCGGTGTCGGTGAGCGGGTAGTCCTCGTTCGACCCCTCGCCGGCGGTGTAGACCCACATCTTGTTTCCAGGCAGCGACGTCGGGGTGTGCTCGACCCACTTCGTCTTCTCCCGGTTCAGGCCCACCACTCGGTGGTTCGCTGTGATGGTCGCGTTGATCTCTCGGCCTCCGAGGGAGTACAGCGTGCCCGAGAACGGGAACCGGACAACCTCGTCGATCTGCTGCCAGATCGTGCGTCCTTGGTCGTCCACCGACATAACCTCGTCGTCGGTCGTCAGGTCGTCGACGTGGACGAACCCTCGTCGGGTGACGGCCCGGGCGTTTGTCCAGGAGCAGTCGTGGTTCCCTTCATGAGCCCCGATCCACCCGTCGTAAACCTTGCGGAGAGGTTCCAGGAGGTGCTTCTTGGCGTAGTCCGCGTCGCGGTACACCGAACCCTCGAACTCGCCCTTTGTGCCTTTGTTCCATCGCGAGGGCTGGGGCAGATCCAGGATGTCACCGATATGTACCACGCCGTACGGCTGGACATCCCCGATGAAGCGGATGACCGCTTGCATCTCTTTGCGCGCCTCGTAAGGCAGCTGCGTGTCGGGTAGAAAGACGATACGCTGAGTCATTTGGTTCCCTTCTCTGCGAGGAGGGTTAGCTCCGCGCGTACTGATCGGTAGACGTCGTCCAGCGCGTTTATCGCGTTGGTGACAGATGTGTAGGTGACGGTGTCGAGGTCGATGTGTAAGGACATGCCGCTCTGAGGGGTTTCGATGCTGCGGTGGATGTCGTGGTAGTCGCTCACTCGACCACCTCGGTGAACGGGCCTTGCCATCGAATCCACAGGCAACTCCACGGGTCCAGGTAACTCCCAGGATCCGTCGGTGAGCCGCCACTGCTTAGCGGTGAGCTCCGGAGTGACAGGTAACTCGGCGTCCTCCACTGGCTCCTCCTCGTCCAGATCCACGAGAGCGTCCTCGTCTTCGCCGTCCGAGTACGTGATGTCGTTGAGCGCGTCCACCCAAGACAGCGAGTCCTCGTTCTCGTTACGAATCAAGTCGTCGGGCAGCGGAAGATCGAACAGGGCGAGCTGTCCGTCCTCCTCTACCGGCTCCTCGTAGATCCGCTCGGCGCAGCCGGCGTAACCCGCGATGTCGGTGTAAGAGTCCCGGTGGTACCCCGTACCCTTCACCCGGGCCACCTTGACCAGGATCATCAGGTTCGCGACGTCCAGGTCAGAGATCGGGCGCTCCAGGTACGCGGAGAACAACGCGGAGATGTCGGCGAAGTTCTCCCGGGGGTGCCCGTAGTTTTTGTTGCGAGGTCCGTGGATCAGGCGCTGCGCCTCTTCCAGGATGCTTTCTGTCATATCCCTACCTTGTCTTTCAGTGCTTGTACTCCCTGGCTGAGCACCAGGTCGTTGACATCCGAGCCATCGGGCATCGGGATGATCTTGGCGTTGGGCAGAACACCTGCCACCGTCTCGGCGAACTGCATCCCCGCATCGTCACCGTCCGCGAGTATCAACACCTCCCGGTAACCGAGGAACGGCTCGCGGAAGTGCTCTTTCCACGCCTGCGCACCAGGGACACCTACAGCCGGTATCCCAGCTGCGGTAGCCGTGATGGTGTCGGCCTCGCCCTCGCAAAGGGCCACCTTCTGGGACGGCTGCAAGAGCGCGATCGTGTTGAACATCCGAGGTTTGTCCCCAGGGACTGTCAGGTACTTCGCCTTGCCCTCCGCGGCTTCGATCCGTCGAAACCTCAGCGAGACGACCTGCCAGCCGATATCCGGTGCCCAGCGGAGATAAGGGATAGCGAGCATCCCTTTGTACATCTCATGCCCGGGCAGCGGCTCCGCTACGTAGCCGAGGCGAAACTTGCTCACTGCGTCGGAGATGGCTGGATTGGTTAGCCCTCGGGTTGCCAGATACTCCTCCCCTTCGGAGCCTGGCAGGGCCTGGTGATACTGCTTCGATGCTTCCAGGAGAAAGTTCCTGTGCGAGCTCAAGTGCGCGATGGTGCGATACCTCCTCCCTTTTCATCAGCAGACTGATAGCGCTGCCTTTCGTTCCACAGCCGAGGCAAGCGAAGGCGTTGAGTTTGTACGAGACCGCGGCTGATGGCCGCGTGTCGGCGTGTGCCCAGCAGAGGCAGGGGATCCACACCCGGCCCGTGTCCTCGGGCGGAACCCAGTCAGGGGCCAGGCGCTCGATGACCTTCGCGATCAGCGTTTGTGAAGGTTCCACCGGACGACCTCGTACACTTCGATGCCCTCGTGGTACGGGAACTGCTGCTTGAGCGCGTCATCTAGGAACTCGTGGACGTCATCGGGGTCGGTGGTCGGATCGACCTTGACGAGCGCCTCGATCTTCATCCAGCCCTGGCTCATCAGAGCGTCGCCTCCGCCGCTTCGACCAGTCCTTTCACGAGACGGATAATCTCGTCGGCGGCGTACAGGTGGACCGTGAGCGGTACGTCCTCGACCTCGTAGAGCCACTGCTTGGCTGCAACTACGGCATCGATCACTTACCCCACCTCCGAGCGGTGCGGTCCACGGAGTGCTCCGAGACGTTCCGGGCCAGCGCGTACTTACGCGGGTCCAGCAGAGCCCCCAGCAGCTGCTGACGGAGCAGGTTCGGGCGTGCAGTCGGTTTCATCGTTTCTTCCTTCCTTGGTTACGATTCAAGTTCGGGACCTCGATAGGAGCGACCCGTTTCCCGATCACCGCGAACGCGGGCGGGTTCTCCAGGTAGTCGATCCCTCTCTGGAGAGCTTCGGGGTCGTCACCGAGGTGGCCGAGTACGTTGCGGTTACATGGCGTATCCAGCAGCCCGCGAACGTGCCCTGTTCGGTGGTCGTGGTCGACGGCCAGCTTCTTCCGCAGGCCTCGGCCTTTGCGGCAGATGTAGCACCTGCCACCTTGAGCCTCGTATATCTGCCAATACTCATCGGCGGTGATGTCGTAGAGCTCCAGAAGACGCTTCTCCCACGCCGTATCCTTTCGGACGGTTCGCTTTTCGCGATGGTGGGTAGCGCATCGAGGCCCCGGGTGAGGGGCGGCTCGGCGGGTTGTGATCCCGGCCGCTGCGCAGTCGACGCAGCGCCGGGGCTTAGGCTTAGCCGCCGCCACCAGGGCGTTCCTCCGACTCGTCGTCGGACCGATCCAGCCACCCGACCAGCCACAGCCCTGCGCCCCACGCGATGATCGAGTACGCGATCAGCTGCTCGATGCTCATGCCTCGCTCCATCCCGACACCCAGCGGGCCTCGTGGCTGGGTTCAGACTGCACAACCGACCCGACAACAGGGTGGTTGAACTTTTGACAGGCGCATTCGCCGCCGCGGCAGCACTCACAAGAATCAAAGAAACAGCTGGTGCATACGTCTTTGGTGGAGTACCGAGGAATCATCGGGCCACAACCGCAGCAGCAGCAGCAGCGAGAAGGGCGGCGGCATAACCACGCGCCCGTTCGGGAGACATCATCTCGCCATCCGGGGATGCGATAACCTCGGGGTCCGGCCACGCGCTCACGGGATCTTCATTGAACCCAGTAGGCCACGCGCCCAAGCAGTGGGAGTGCCATTCGCTTAGCGGATTACACGGTTCGGGTAGTTGGATTACCGCCACGCCCGGAAGAGAAGCAACGGCATCAGCGAGCTTTCCGGGGAGCGCATCCCAGTCCGCCTGGTCGGCAGCATCCTCGGGGTCGGTCCACAGCCGCTTCAGGGCTTCGCTGAGGGCTTCTGTGAGTACAGCACGCAACTCAGGGTTCACTTCTTCACTCCTTTGATCAGCTCCCGGATCTTGTCGGCCCGGAAGTCGTCCCACCACTTGTCACCGTCGGAGACGTGGACTACCGGGGCGGACTGGAACCCTTTCGACTTCACCAGCGCGAGCGCCTCAGGGTCCTTGTCCAGCCGGACCTCGCGGTACTCCACACCGTGTTTGTCCAGCATCTTCGTGGTCAGCCGGCACTTAAAGCAGTCCTCGGACGAGTACACGGTGATTCTCTGGTTACGAATCAAGTTATCGGGCATCAAAAATCCTTAATCTCCATCTTCGAGCCGTCGAACTTCAGCTCGGCGTACAGCCGGCCCGAAGGGTCAGCTCTTCCTGACCTATTTTTGACCACCGACACCCTCAGCGTGTCCCCGCCGAACGTCGACGGGACTCGGTGCAAGGTCGCCACAAGCTCTGGAACCCTCCCGATCTGCCCCTTGATCCCCGACAGCGGGATCGGCTTGTCACCGGAGTTGTTGTCAGCGGTGACGTGGTGCAGACCGATGATGCACGCGCCGGTCTCCCGGGCCTTCTCGTGCAACCAGTCCATCAGGACCTCCAGACCACCGAACGGGTCCTCGTCGTTCGCGGCTACCCCGGTGATGACGTTCGTGATGTTGTCGATCACGATCAGCTGCGGGTAGTTCCCGAACGTCTCCTCGTACGCGGCCAGCGAGGTCTCGATGACCTTGAGCGTCGGCTGCGCCGTGTAGTTCAGCCGGATAGGGATACCGTGCGGATTCCCCGGGGCCGCGTTCCACGTCAGCACCTGCGGAGGCAGCTGACCTTCGCGTACCGCCCGAGCGGACTCAGCCAGCGACATCCCGAGCTCCATCGAGAGGATGCGCGTCGACTGCGTGAACGCGTCCGAGTCAGCCGAGAGGTAGTACGTCGGGATACGGCCTTTGAGCGCTAGAGCGAGCGTGAACGCCGACTTAGCCCCTCCGGGTGCTGCCGCGATCAGCGCCAGCTGCCCTCGCAGGAAGTTGATGCCCTGCTTGGTCAGCGACCGGAACGGTACAGGCAGAGGGTCACCCGCGTTCCCTTTCTGCTCGATCGACTGCATGATCGACAGCATCAGCCCTCCCTGAGGGCTTTGACGATCTCCCGCATCTGATGCTCAGCTTGCTGCCCGAACTCAACGCTGGCGTTGCACGTACAGCCGTCGACTCCCCAGGAGTACTCGGCAGGCTGGTGCTCCTCCAGTACCCGTAGAGCCGTGATGTACTGAACCGCGGTCAGATCCTTCACCCCTCTCCCTCCGTCGTGTCTTCAACAGCGATAACCCGGGCGATCCCGGCGCTTATCCCGAACACCAGCGCGCCGGCTAGGGACAACCCTCCGAGCGCAGCCATAGCCAGCCTGTTCACTTCGTACCCCTCGCTATGAACCCGTTGTAGATCGTGCGGCCTTCCTCTTTGGCCTTGACTTCTTCAGCCCAGACTTTGTCGGTAGCTTTGATCAGCGCCGACTCGGTCGTACCTAGGAACTTCACCAGCGGAGGACCGAGAAGACCCCGGCGAGCAGCGCGCAGCACCCCGCCGAGCTCGTGAACCGCTCGCTTGTCTTCCAGCTCGACGTCCAACAGGTTCCCCGGGCCTGGCCGTTTGGTCACGGTCGCTTTCAGCGCCGGATCAGCAAGAGTCCATCGTTCGACCAAGACTCAGCCCTTCCTGTGATACCGGGCAGCAGATGCGACGCTGAACAACGGCGTCGGCTTACCCCACTTCGGCGAGTAGTCCCCGACCGCGGCAAGGCCTTGCTTGCGCCAGCGTCGGACGGTGTCTGTATCGACCCCGAACAGCTCGGTCAGCTGCTCCTCGGTCGCTAGTGATGGATTGCTCATCGTTACCTCTCGTTACGAATCAAGTTTCAGGCCATAGAGTATTCACAGCTCAACGCCACGTCGCACCTCCCGCACGCGTCACCGGGGTTCGGCTCGAACTCCCCCGCCTCCAGCTTCGCCTCCATCGCGAGGAACCGTTCGGTGATCTTCTCCTCGGTCCAGTCGGTGAGGTCGTACGGATACGTCGGCTTGCCGGTCTTCGCCATGAAGTAGATCCCGCGCTGGACGTCGAGGCCGTAGAGCTTCTTCAGCGCCAGCGCGTACACCGCCAGCTGGAAGTCATCCCCCGGCTTAAGGCCAGTCTTGTGGTCTACAACCATCGGCTCGCCGTCGAGGATCAGTACCGCGTCGATGAAGCCTCTGATCTGGATATCCCCGAGCATGAAGTCAAGATCCAGCTCGATCCCGGGCTTGCCGTCCGGGGTGCTCCATACCTCCAGCGAGGGATGGTTCTCGATCCAGTCGATGACCTTGTCCACCTGCTCCAGCCCGATCTTCCAGCGTCGCTCGACGTCGTCGGGACCGCGGTACGGCCCGGACGAGAACCACCAGTCGAGGTTCGGCGTGACGTCCGTGGACTCGCTGATGCCTTCCTGGTACGAGTCCTTGAACACCTCGTACGCCTCTTCGCGGGTCATCGGGCCACCCGGCTCGAAACCCAGCCGGCGAAGCATGTAGTGCTCAGCCACCGCGTGGACCGCGGTCCCCTGCTGGAGCCACGCCGCCGGTCGACGCCAGACCTTGTCAATCCGGGCCAGCTTGTACGCCATCGGGCATTTCTCGAACGACGACAGCTGCGAGACCGAGCGCGGCTTCTTCTCGTACTTGTACTCGTTACGTGTCAAGTCAGTGGGCATAGAACATCCTCCCTCACCGCAACCTCGGTTGAAGCGTGTCAGGGTCGACGCGCGTGGGCCTCTCGCACGACGGAATGTGGACACGCCGGTCCCTACCGCCCGTCTCGTAGACTCCGTTCAACTCGTCATCCGCGAACTCTCGTCCGCAGTCGTCGCAGCGCATCACTTCACCGCCATAGCCAGCGCCACGACCCACCCGATGAACGTCCAGCCGAGGAACACGTTGATCACAGCGACAGGCTGCTTCAGCGACGCCTTCCGGTAGTACGCCACGATCGTCGGGGCGAAGTACGCCGATCCGAGCACCACGAGCAGCGCGTGACCGGGGCTGATAGACATCAGCACGATCAGCGCCACGATGGCTCCCAGAGCCAGCCAGCCCTCGATACGGCCTTTCCGCTTGGCCGCGCGAGCAGCCGCGTCGGCTTGCGGGTAGTAGCCGGGTTGATACGCCGGCTGATCCCAGATGTTGCTCATGAAGCCTCCTTTACACGGACTTAGCCGCCCTCATGATCCTGACCGCAACTGACGAAGTAATCCCCGTTCGAGCTGAAGAAATCTCCGTCGTACTCGCAGCGTTCACAGGTGTAACGAACGGTGTACCCGACGATCACCTCGCGCTGACGAGTGCGGTCTGGGACGTAGACACCGGTACCGGCAGCCAGGTTAGGCGCGGTCAGGACCGTCTCTGCCTCGATGGACTGTTCAATCATTTGATTGCCGCACGCCTCGCACTTCCAGGTTTCGTTATCGACGCGATGGTGCTGGCAGGTGCTCGGGTCCGTCACGATGCTGCCTCCTCTTTAGGTTTTCGGGCCGCGTTGCATCGGCGCTTTTTGGCCAGTCCCAGCTCCACGAGCAACGGGCACGGGTTGAAGTCCTCGGGCTGGTATTGGCGACGGAGAATATAGCTCAGGAACTCCCCGATTTCGCCCATGATGTATTTGTCGCCGTGACGCTCTTCGCGCTCGACAGCGTCGGGCTCGCAATACCTGTCGATGAAGTCTTTCACTTCCCGGTAAAGGTAGCTGTCGTCGGTTAGCCACGTAGAACGGTAAACGTGGAGGCCGCGAATTCCGGGGACCAGATCGAGTGTATTAGCGCGGATATACGCGTCTTTAACCACGTTCAGAGTAGGGACGATTGTCTTACCGATAACTCGGGAAGTGATCTCGAACATGCGGTGCAAACCATTCTTCTAAGAAAAGGGGCGGGTGGTTATCAGGGCTCCACGCTCGGGAAACGCCAGATGTGATGACGTCCGATCTCGGACAGAGTTGTGTATTCGTTGACTCTGATGAGTAGGTCTTCGTCGGATTCCTGGCGCTCCCTGTATGCCCAACCCCCCGCGTTTGCTGACGCCGGGTATAGGCGGGATGTTCGGATCAAACTCGACAACCCAATTGTTCTCACGAAGCATCCGGTAAAACGACCGGAGACGCTTCAGCTTGTATTCTTTCATGCCTTTGCCGCGTGTGGCGATGTATTCGCCGTGATCCCTCAGGCGTTTATGCGGCGTGCACTGAGAAAGAGGCTCGGGTACCTTGAACGGGTATTCGCGGCGGATAACCTGCCGGGCGGTCAATTTGCCTCCGTACGTGTGAACGTGCCATGAAACAGCCTGCGGTGTCACACCGTACATCCGAGCGATATCTGCCTCAGTCTCCCCCGTAGCTTTCAGAGCCTCAATCACTTCTAGTGAGAGGCGGGGGAGCTGTTCTCTGGTGGTTCTCATCGGTCCTCCTTGTATTACAGACCAACGTATCTTGCATCTTGTTACAGCGCAAGGCACAACCCCCTCGATACTTGACAGTGCGACGTAGTTTTCTGGTGTCCCAGATCTGGGACTCTTCCCCCGTGGGAGAAAGTAGACCACTTGATCTAGTCCGGCGCAAGTGTCAAACGTCACTAAGTTCGTAGCTGAACCGGCATCGTCACAACCGATACCGGAGTTACAGCTACCAGACCACGACTCGATCCGCAGCGGATCCGCTGGTCAACACCACCACCGGGATCTGCAGTAGCGACTCTTCTTGTCTTTCCCGCGGTCTTTGCCCGGGCCGGCTGAGTCGTGTTTGCTCTCGGATTTCTTCTCCGGATCGCACGTCGGCAGGTCCCCGTGGGACACGTGCCAGTCAGAATCGGCCCTCAGACCGCCGTGCTCCAGCTGGTGAGACACCGACCGATGCTCGCACCCGGAGAACCCGTCAGCACGCGCTGACGGGGCTACCAGGACCGCTGCGAGCATCACAGCGCCGACGACGAACCAGACGACGAAGGCCAGGCGCTTAGTCATAAGCACCCCTCAGCAGCTCTCGTCCTTTGTCGGTGAGTTCCCAGTCGCCTCTACATCCGCAGTCGCAACCCTCAACCAGACCGCGACCTCGGCATCTACGGAACTTGGCTAGCACGACCTTCCACGGGACCCCGGGAACGTCTTCACTCGGTAAATCTGCACCGAGGGGTACGCCGCCGAGTAACCTAGTCACATCACCTCGCATAGCCCAGCCAGGGGCTACGGCTCCTGTGGCCTCCTCTACGGCCCGAAGAAACGTGGGATCCGGTATATCCCGTGCGTGTTCATAGGCCAGGCGCTTAGTCACCGTCGTCCCAGTAATCTCGTCCCTCGACAATGTTCAGCGCCTCCTGCAAGCCTCTATCCATGCCGCCCATGTAGTCGCGATCACCGCTGAGATCGTTGACGATCTCCTGCAGCCGAGCGATCAGTTTTCTACGGATCTCCTCCACCGATAGACGTTCTGCGTCCTCGCTCACACCTGCCTCACTCTCTTCAGCCCGACGGTTCCCGACAGGTTCTCGCGGACGAACGCCCACGACTCAGTACGTACCCACGACGAGGTGAACAACCCTTCAGCGTGGACGGCGGCGTGGTGCTTGCAGAACAGCAGCTCGAACTGGCCGTTCTCCCAGCGCTCCATAGCCGCTGCAGAGCACGCGTCGCAACGATCGGTGAGCCGCAGCTCCCCGGGAGGCGTTGCGCCATCCTCCCGGGGAGGCGAAACCTGGTCTGGAGTGGTCACGGTGTGACCTCCAGATGCTTAACCGCTTCAGCGGGCAAGACTGTGACGAATCGATCGCCTACGATCGTCACCCCGTCAAGCTCTATCTCGACGCTTACGTCTCGGTACGTGGTTAGGTTCTCGTCTTCGCCTTTGATCATGACTAGGACCTTTTTGGCTTTCATGCGTCCACGTCCTCTCGCTCGACGAACTCGACGTACACCTTCGCTGTCTCAAGATCGGTGTTCAGGATCTTGAACCAGAACGGGTTATCACCCCGCTCGAACTGGTACAAGTCGTACGACCCGTTGGTCTTCGCGACCAGCTGCCAGTTGTCCGAGTGGTGCATCGCCCCGTACTCGGTCTCGAACCACTCCCCGCTCACAGCCCCACCGCTTTCGTGATCAGGAACATCAGCGCAGCCCCAGCGACGATCGCACCGACCGACAACGCCAGCTCGATGCTCAGCGGTAGGCCCGGGTTGCTCCGTCGGTACAGCTTGCGGAGCTCAGCCGGCGAGTACGACGCCGCGATGATCTGATTGAACGCTTTGAGCTCTGTCTCGTTCATCAGGGCACCACTTTCGCCAGGATTACCAGTGCGTCTGCCAGGCCGCTAGCCCGGCCCCCGCAGACTAGGCAGTCCTCTTTGTCGCCGCGGGCCGCGGCCGCTTCGCAGAAGCGGAGCCACTTCACGCGCTCGGCGTTGATCAGGTCTATTGCATCGCTCAAGGTCATCGGGTCTCTCCTCGCAGCGCGAGCTCGGTAGCAGCGGCAGCAGCCGCGACACGGTTCACCGAGGTGACCATGTGCTGAAGCTCCGGGGTCGAGAGCGTGGCGAACCACGCGTGTGTGCTGGTCATGGTGTTCCTCTCGTTACGTGTCAAGCCGCGATGCGGCGGGTAGTGGTCTTGGATGTGTCGATCAGGTGCCGCCGACCGAGATCGTCGACGACCGTGAGCACCGTGCCCGCGGTGAACAGCACTCGGGCTGTCCAGCCAGCGGGACCGCGTGATGCGATGTGGATGGTCATGTCGCGCGCCACCCGAACGAGGCGCGGATCTCGTTCATACCGATGATCCGGTCGAAGTCGTCCCGATCGATCCACCGCCAGGACTTGACGGTGTACTCAGACCCGTACGAGCGATCCGCGATCTTCCGTCCCAGCTCGATGTGGACCATTCTGTACTTCGCATCCTCGGGGTCGTCGTGCCGAGCAGCCATAGCGAACACGCTGGTTGCCGTAGTTCCCCAGTCGCCGTAGAGGGTGCCGGTGACATAGCCGTGGAGATCGGTCAGGTTGAAGCTCAGTCCCTGGGTGGGGTTGAGGGTGTCAGTAGCGCCCATGGTGACCTCCTAGGTTGGTTACGAATCAAGTCAGCGTGCGTACGTGAGCAGCCGTGAATCGAACACGGTCAGCGCGGTGATGTCGGCTGAGCGAACCTGCCTGCTCGGTGCCAGCCCGTCGTAGCCACGTGCAACGGCTCAGAGCTGGACTTCAAAGTATGTTGTGGGCCGGGGCTCCGCATTACACGGGATTTGCATCAGGGTCAACGCGCGGTCTGGGCTCGCCTGAATCTTGCTGGCCTTTGTTTTGTTGTTGAGACCACTCTAACCCGAGGTTTGGTTACGAGTCAAGTGGGTATCCAAAAGAATTTGCAGGCTGATTCTCCACGAGGTAGCTCATCAAATGCTGGCCGATTTCGAGGACATCTCGATGCGTCGGCCTACGAACTCAGCGACCTGAGGCACTACTGCATTTCCAAGGGCTCGATTTCGGTCCACCCGTCGGGGAACCCCATCAACCACTCTGTGTGGTTCGGATTCCGGCGACCACTGATGTAGGTACCGTTCCGGATCGCGGCCTTCCTCGCCCCCGACCCCCCCGCTGAGTCGCAGTTGCTCGCCGTGGGCGTAGGCCAGAATGAACAGCCTTTTACGCAGGTGTGGCGCGCCCACCGAGCATGCGGTGACCACATCCCACTCCGCATCGAACCCGAGTTCGTGTAGGTCTCGGAGGATGATGGAGAACGCCTCGGCGTCTTTGACGAGTCGGGCAACGTTCTCGGTGACGACGAACCGCGGCCCGACTTCGGCGATGACGTCGCGCATCCACGGCCACCCCCATCGTTCATCAGCGATACCGAGCCTCTTACCTGCGGAAGAGAACGGTTGGCAGGGAAATCCCCCGCAGATGACGTCAACACCTGGTCGCTCCTCACTTTCCCACCACTCCACAGCGGTGCGTACGTCGTCGTGCTTAGGCACGTCGGGCCAATGCTTCTCCAGCACCTGCTGGCAGAACGGGTCAATCTCGACCTGGCCGACGACTCGCATGCCGAGTCGTTCCAGGCCGAGCTCTAGGCCGCCGATACCGGCGAACAAAGACAGAACGTTCAAGTCACTCCTATCGGATCGTTACGTGTCAAGGTCGGGCGACGACCGCGTAGCCCGCGATCACCGCGAGCATCACGGGGATGAAGCTGATAATCACGAGTGCTGCGGTCATGTCTCTAGTATGCGCCAGCTGTGGTTACGAGTCAAGGGCGGATTTCGAGATGTCCATCGTCACCCATCAAGGCCAGGTCAGACACGAAAGAACCCCTGACCCGAAGGCCAGGGGCTTCGATCGGCTGTCCCCTATTCTCCCAAGGTCAGGTCTCGGGTGTAACCCGCGGTCCACGAGTGGTGGCCGCGGATGAAGTGGGTTCGGGCAGGCCCCGCATGAAGCACAGTCACCGGCTCCCCGTTGTGGTAGACCCGATCCCCAGGAGCGATGCGGGGCTTCTGACTCTCGGTGTCCGGGCCGGACCACGTGCCGTGGTACAGCCGGCTGATGATGTCATCGATCATCGTTTCGACTCCTTCGCGGTTAGGTACTCCTCGTGGGTGATCCCGTATTGCATCGCGGCCCTGCGCGCCTCGTACGGCCCAAGCTCGTCGATCATCTGCGGGATGGTCTCCAGCACCTCCGCCTTGGCGTACGCGGGAGTGAGCATATACTCGGTGATAGTCGTCATCCGGCCCCAATCGCTGTAACCGGTGACGCGGCGGCTCGTTACCACTCCCCGGCCCTCCAGCGCCTTCAACTGCCGACGGGCAGCGCTGATCGAGATATTTAGGTGCTCAGCCACCTGACGAGCTGAAGCGGTCCATAGGACCCTCAAGGCTTCAAAGGCTGCGGGAGTCTCCTCGTGGGTAGGCTCGCCGAGGATCTCCACCACATCTCGCATCCCGAAGGTGCCGTCTATGCCTTCCAGAACAAGTACATCGCGGACGTTCGCCGCGGTCTGAGACCGGACGACCCGATCCACCCGAGCCACGATGCGACGGCGGCGATCGAATGGGTCGCGGACTTTCACCAGATCTCCGGCGCGGGGGGTCATCGCACGTCCTCGATGTGGATGCAGCCGACCTTGTCGGGGCCGAACTCGGGGCTGAACCCGAGCACCTCATCCTCATCGCACGGGAACGAGGATTGATCGAACGTGATCGGATCGGCCGAAGCGATCCACGTCGGAGTCGCGATGATCGCGGGAGCTGCGATGAGGAAGAAGCCGGCTGCGATGCGCTTGGTGATGGTCATCTGACTAGTCCTTTTCGGAAGGGAGGGGGAGAGGGGAGGGGGCGGCCCAGGCCGAAGCCCGGGCCGGAGGCCATCAGGCCTCGTACCAGGCCAAGGCGACGGGATCGCCATCGTCGGCCCTGCGGCTGATCTCATCGACCAGGTCATTGATCTTCCGCTGCCGGGAGACAGCGCGGGTCGAGCCCAGCTGGCACTTCACCCAGCGGCCCGCGATCCGGTCCTCGTACTCGGCGATCAGATCCGAGGTGGTGATGGTGCTCATTTTGGAGTTCCTTTCTGTGTGCCTGATACGTCCAGAATACAGCACCCTCGTTACGTGTCAAGGCTTGACCCGAGAGAATTTGACATGTAACACTCAAGGGGCACATCAGTCGGAGAGCCCGACGAAGAAAGGAGTTCGAAATGAACACCAACCTGATCACCATCCCGGCCTCCGAGGTCGTGGTCGGCGACACCATCGTCGCCGGTGCAGGCACCGTCCTCGCCCCCGAGGACCTCGTGGTCCGCCGCATCGAGTCGGATCGGACCTTCGTCCGGTTCAACGGGGTGGCGGACATCCACCAGCGGATCAACGTCCGCGTCGCCCGGTAACCCCGGAGCCCACACGAAGCCCCCGCTACGGCGGGGGTTTTTTCATGCCCGAATCACGTCGAGACCCGATCCCATCCCGAGCCATCGTGCCTCGGTGCCGATTGCCGCCCTCTCACAGCCCCGCAGAGCGACGATCACCTGCCTCTCGATAGACGACCATCCCCGTCGACCGGTCTCGTCGCGGCAGAGGACCAATCGCCCTCCCTCGAACCACGAGACCGGCCTCGAACACCGGTGGCTGGCCCCATCGAAGGCTGATCCACACCGCCATCCGCCGCGCGATCGAACCCCGAAGGCCGAAGCATCCGACGAACTCGACCCCCGATCCATCGATCCGATCGACGTCGAACGCGAGCTTCGATCCCGGAACGTCAGCTCGATCTCGAAGCCGGGCATCCTCCTCGATGCGGAGCCCCGTCGATCCCGAGCAGCAGCATCGCATCCCGTAGCCGAGGCAGCGTCGAGCCCGTACGCGTCCTCGGTGCCGAGGCACTGTCGCATCGGGGCACAGGGCGTCGCACAGGCAGGGGTGCTGTGGGGCAGCAGGGGGTAGGCAGGGCAGGGTGGGGTGTGGGTGCACAGGGCGTGCACGTGCCGGGGGAGCGGGTAGGCAGGGTGCGGGGTACGGGCAGGGCAGGCGTGTGCTGCGGGCAGCTGGCAGGCAGGGCTGTGCGTGTGCGTGCTGCGGATGGGCACGCTGTGCCGGCTGTGCAGCGGCGGGTACGCCGCGGTGTGCACCGCACCTCTACGGGGGCACCCCTACCCCCCGCGTGTTGACCGGATGGTAA